ATCGCCTTGTTGGCGGCGTTGAATTGCGCCACGGCGAGCGTCGCGTCGGAACTGCCCGCGCCGCCCTTGCTGCCAAGCGCCGACGCCGCCGCCTTGGCCGCTTCGGCGGCGGTCTTGAGCTGATTGAATTGCGTGTTGGCGTTTTCAAGTGTTGCGCTCACCGGCCCCTGCGCGACAGAAGTGAGATCGCGAAACGACTTCACCACGCCGTCAAGCGCGTCGGTGGCGGAATTCGATGCTTGCTCCAGTTGTTTGAGCGCCTCGGCTTGCGCCTCCTGCGCCTTCTTCGCCTCTTCGTTGCCCCCGAACAATTTGCTGGCGAGAAAGGCGACGCCGGTGACGGCCAGATTGGTGCCGATCGAGGGCAGATCGAAGCCCGCGCCGGAGACGCCCTTGATGATGCCCTTGATGGCAGAACTCGACGCCGTGGAGGCAACCGCCATCAACGACGCGTGCAACGCATCGGCGGCGCTGGCTCCTTCGAGGAAGGCTTTCGCCATGCCGCTGCCGATTTCGGCGATCGCGTCGTTGACGGTGCGCAGCGTGGGATTGAGCGCCGCCGTGGCGCGGTTGACGGCCTCTTGCGAAATTTTCTCTTGTTTCAATTTCACGTCGAGTTCGGCGAGTTGCAGCGCGTATTTCTCGGCTTCCGTCGCGGCGTCGCCGAGCGCGCCGACCGTCTCGCGTTGAATGTCGAGAGCCTTGTCCAGCGGCAGTTGTTTGAGCGCGCGCGCGTAGGCTTGCGCGGTGATCTCGCTGCGCGCCAGTTGCAGATTCAAGTTCGTCTGCTTGGCGGCATATTGCTCGGTCAATGTCGCGGCGTTGCCCATCGCCGACACCGATGCCTGCTGGGTCTGGCTGAACACCTTCAATTTCTCGACGTCGAGCGCCTGGCTGTAGAGCTTCTGCGCCGCAGCCGACTCGTGCGCGCCGAACGCGTTCTCCAGATAGGCCGCCGTGATCTCGGCTTCGCGGGCGCGATATTGCTGCTGCACCGTGGCGCTTGCGCCCAATGCCTCGTTGATGTTCTTCAATTCGGTGGCGTAAAGCCGCGCTGCCGCCGCGCGATCGATGTTCTGGTTCGATCCCTCGAAGCGCGTCGCCCCTTGCAGACCGCCGGGATCGCCGCCAGTGAGCGCCGCCGGCTTCGACGTCTTGAGAAAGTTGGTGATCAAGCCGATGATCTGCCCGACCGGGCCGAGCAGATTCAGTGCCGCCTGAATGCCGGTCACCATGTTGTTCCAGGCTTCCGGCGATGATTGCTTGATCTCGACCAACGCGCGCAGCGTGTGGTTGAGCCCCTCGTTCAAGCCGACGAGCTGTTTGAGCATTTCCTCCGCGAACAGCTTCGCGAACAACTGCGAGTTCTGGTTGCGAGTTTCCTCGAGCAGGCCGTTGAGCACCTTAAGACGCTGAATCTCGTCTGCCGTGAGAATGACGGCGTGCTCCATGCCGTGCGTGAACGCCTCGAAGCCTTCCTCGCCGATCTGCTTGACCACGGGCGCGAACAATTGCCCGCCGCGACCGCCTGCGGTCTGCAACAGTCTTGCGGCATTGGTACCAGCGTCCAGATACGCCTTGCCCAGAACGTCGAGCGCCTCGGCGGTGGTTTTTGTCTCCGCCAGTTGCTTGGCGAACGCCGGGTTGATCAGAACGAGTTGCTTGTAGAGTTCGCCGCTGCCCCTGCGCGCCTCGGCGAGGTTGATGGCGAAACGATCGATGAAGGTCTGTGCCTGTTGCGCGTCGACGCCCAATTTCTCCGCGGCGGCGGACAGCACCTGCACCTGTTCTGCCGTCAGGCCCGCGACGATGGCGAAGTTGCTGAGATGCGCGGCCTGCCTGCCGAGGTTTTCGGCCGCGCGCGCCAGCACCTCGAACGTCACCGCCAGTGCGCCGAGCGCGGCACCCACGGCGACGCCGCCGATGCCGAACGACGTCAGGAATTGTCCCAGCCGCCCGAGATCGCTGTTGAATTCGAGAAACTGATGCTCCAGCGTGCTCACCACGCGCGTCAAGCCAGCGAGTTCGGTCGCCTGGTTCTTGGTCTTGGCGGCGTGCTCGGCTGCGAGCTTGGCTGCCGTGGCGGCGGCCTGACCCGAATTCGTCATGCCCTGCACCAGCAATTTCGACGCGTTGGTCGCCGCCGTCATGCCCTGCAGCATTTTCACCGACGCGATCGCGTTGTCGGCTTGCAATGCGGTGGTCTTGGCGATCGCCTCGGCGGTCTGCACCTGCGCGTAGAGCGACTTCGTCATCTGCTGCTGCGCGGCGGCGGTGGCGGTCGTCTGCTGTTGCGTGGCCTGCGCGCTCTTCGTCGTCTCGGCGGACGCGGCCTTGATCTTGGCCTGCATCTCCTCGACGGTGATGCCGAGCCGCTTGGCCGCCGCCTCCATCGCCCGCATGCGGCTTTCGGATTCGACCAGCGGTTGGGAATTTACGTCGAACCCAAGAGAGGCGATGTTGTCGGTCATTGATCAACCTCCCTTTCGCTTGTGGGCTTTGCGTTCGGCTTGCGCGACGGCTGCGGCGTCAGCGAGCGCGCGTGACGGCGGCAGCGGTTCTGCCGGTTTGCTTTTGTCGGCGTGATAGTTGCGGAAGGCGCGGTCGATCTGGCGCAACGCATCGACTTCGCTGGGGCTGATGTTCACGGCCCGCAGCGTCGACCATGCCAGAATTTCCTGATGCGACAGCGGCCCCACGCCAAAGCCGATCTCGCGGCAGTCGGCGAGTTCGCCCCACCAGCGCCAGATGTAGGCCAGCGTTGGTGGCTCGCTCTCGTCGGCAAGCCGTTCGTCGTCGGTGAGAGCGAATTGACGGCCAGCATAGTCGACGAGTTCGTCTACGTGGCCTTGAAAAAATTTGATGCGTTGCCGATGAATTCATCGACCTGGCGGCGCAGCCAGCGCGTGGACGAATAAGCCTTGCGATAATTGTCCGCCGACGGTTTGGACGAGCCGTTGTCGCCGAACATCACGTCCCAGCTCAGGGTCGAATTGACGAGCAGATCGATCTCGTCCTTTTCGCTCATGATCGCGAGCAAGGGCTGGCGCGATCGCATCATCGCCTGCGCGCGCCGATCCTGGATTTTGCGCTGAAGCTCGATGAAACGGTCGCTCTCCTTGCCCACCAGCGTGATAGTGTAGGGCCGCCCGTCGTCGAAGCGCAGAACCTCGCCAGTGCCGGGATGCCGGACCTCCATGATCTGGCCCTGGTCCTCGGCTTTTGAGGCGAGATCGGCAAGATTGACCGAGCCGGTTGCTGCCTTCTCGGTCACTTGATCCTTGGCTGCGTCTGCCATGAAGAATTCCTCCTATTGTTGTTGTTGATTGTTACGCCGCCGCCGTCTGGATGATGGTGTCGGGCTCGATCTCGATCGACGTGTTGATGCGTTTGAGATCGTTCACGCCGCCGCCCGCCGTGGCGTAACCGTAGACGCGACCCTTGAACACGGTGCGCGTCGGGTTCAGCCCGCTGCCGATGTCGTTCTCTTCGATCTTGAAGTTGAACTTCGAGTTGCGATCGGCCGAGGCGGATCGCAGCGCGATCTGGCCGAGATCGGTGTCGTCGCGATTGAGCACGATGTCGCACGACGGCGCGAGTTGCGTGCCCTTGAGCTGGCGAGTGTAACCGTCGCCGATGCTTTCCAGCGCGATCTTGTTGAAGTTGGTGCCGCCGTAGACGCCGAGATTGGACAGGTTGCCCACCTCGACCCAGAGGATGTTGTCGGGTGACGGCACGAGCGTGCCGGTCCCGCCGATGTAGAGCTTGGTGCCGGCGATTGCGCCTGCGGTCATGACAAATCTCCAATGTTAGGGAAGGTGCCGCGTGAGCGCGGCTCGGTCGTACCGGCTCACGCCGGATGGGGAGCGAAGGTGATGTACGGAACGCTGACGGGGATCATCACCCAGGGGTCGTCCTTGATCATCGAGCCGCGAAATGGATGTCGCCACATCGCGACCGTGAAGCCGTCCTTGATCAGTTGCTGCCCGCGCGGGAATAGCTCGATGATGCGGGCAGCCAGACGCGCGGGCGCAAGTTCGCCCGAGCCCTGGCCGTAGAACACGCTGACTTGCAGCAACCCGTAGTGCTGCAGATCGGCGTTGTAGCCGATCGACGGCGAGAAGCTGTCGGCGGGAAGGAAGTCGGCCTTGAGCCAGAAGACGTTGCTGCCGACGGCGGGCGGCGTGAAGTTGATGTTCGGCAGCGCCAGCGGGATCGCGGGCGATAGGCAGAACGCCACCAGCCGGTTGAGAAGCGCCGACTCGATCGCGACTTCGACGGAGTCGGTCATGTGTCAGCCGCGCACCGGCGGACCGTAAACTTGCCAGCCGAGCAAGAGAAACAGCACGAAATTGAGCAACGCGCTGCCCTGTGCGCCGTAGCCGCCGACACTGCCCGGCGCGACGAACAGCGCCAAATAGAACACGGCCCAGATGATCATGATGACCCAGAAGATGATTCCGCGTGACATGGCTTAGACTCCCGCTCTGTTTTGCGCTTCTTGACAGACTTCGCTGACGATGCGCGGCCATTCCTGCGCCGAGATGCGCACGAATCCGGACGGCGCTTGTTTGCTGCTGCCGTATTCGAGAAAACCGACGTAGTTCGCGGTCCAGCCGACGAAGATGGTCTGGCCAATCTGCGCGCCGTTGATGACCAGCGAAACCTGCCCCGTCGTGTCGCCGTAGGCGCGCCCGCGCTCGCCGCGAAAGGCCACGTCGATCAGCGGCATGGATTCAAGCGAAGCGCGAATGGAGGCGCGTGCGAAGCCGGTGTCGACCGGGATGCGCTTCTGCGCTTGCGTCACCACGCGCTGCGTCGATTCGCGAAACACCGCCGTCATGCGGCGGCTGGATTGTCTGACCCAATCCGTGACATCTGCGCCAAATTGCAAATTGCTGACGGTCATTCGATGTTCGCCAAGAAGTCCACGCGCTCTTCGAGCCAGCACCGGCAATTGATGACTTCTTCCGGCGGGCCGTTGGGATCGCCGGGATAGCCGAGCAAATTGCCAGCGCCGGTCACGAACAATTCGTCGATGCCGACAGTTTCGCCGTCCATCGCGGCGTGGCTCTCGCGCGTGCGATTGTCTTTGGTGGCGCGCCAGGTCTTGCGCACGTCGGCGGGGTCAAGCCCGTTCTCGACGGCCTGCTGGAAGGCTTGGCGTTGCGCCTCGTGCAGCGAGGTCAATGCCTCGGTGCGCGCGATCGTCTCGGCGCGATACCGCAGCGCGCGGTTGCGATAGTTGGTCAACGCCGCGTTGATCGTGCTGTCGGGGATCGGTTCGCCGGTCTCGATGGCGCGGCGGATCGCGGGGTCGAAACGCGCATCGCGCAACGCGCGATCGAGCGCCGCCGGATCGAGATTGCGCAATTCCTCGGCGTAATTGGCGAGCCATTGCTCTTGCGAACTGGTCAGACCGATGAAGCCGCCCTCGCGGCGTCCAGTGGCGGGGTTGACGCGCCCGACGAGATTGAGCGCCATCGTGCGCGGGTTGTTGCCCGCCGCCATCCCGGTGGTCAGAAACGCGCGGATCATGTCGCGTTGATCGGCGATGATCTGCACGACCTTGGTCGACGATCGCTCGAACAGATAGCGTTCCGCCGTGGGATTGCGCACGTCAAATTGAAACACGGTGCGCAGCCCGGTGACGGGATCGCTCAAGACCGGCAGCGTCGAAGTGACGGCGTTGGCACCGGCTTCGAACATGCGCGAGATCGCGATGTCCCAGGGACGAAAGGCGATCGGATCGAGCTGCACGGCTTGCAGCGCCGTTTCGATGTCGCCGCGCGCCAATGCCTTCTCGATGTTGTCGAGTTGCGCGGCCGAACGCATGAGCGCGATCGACTCCATGAACGCGCGGCGCAACACCGGGTCCCAGAGCTCGATCAGCTTGTCGATGCGCGCGGTGCGCGTCGTTGCCACGTCAATGCACCGTGACGGGGGTAACGGTGATGTAGGTGACGCCAGCGATCACGATTTCGGTGCTCCAATGATAATCGTCGTGGCGCTGCCAGGTATGGCCGAGCGTGTCGGTGATCATCCCGACGGCGAATTCGAATTCGAAATAGATGTGTTCGTTGGCGGCGGGCAGCCGCACCGCCCTGGTCTCGATCACGAACGCACTTTCAGTTCCCACGTCGCCAGCGCGGGGTCGCTCGCCACCGCCATGACGGTGTAGATGGCGCTGCGGATGGTGATGCGGTCGTTCGGCAGCGGCGTCACGCCAAGCGTGGTCGCCAGAATGAGCACCTTGCGTTCGTTGAACTTGACGGTGCCATCGAGGCGAAAGCGTTCGGCGTAGTCCTCGACGATGGCCTTGCAGGTGTAGCTGGTCTCGGTCGGCACCGGCGGGTCGGCCGGGTCGGTGATCGTTCCCGCCACGTCGCGCGCGAGCGTCGCGTCGAGAAACAGGAACGACATCGCCTGCCCGATGGTGGCGGCAAGTGAGCCTTCGAGCGGGGATGTCATGTCAGCCCCTCACCGCCGTGCCTTGCAGTCCGCCGCCGCTGCCGGCGAGCAATCCGTCGAGAATGCCGTCGATCAGCGAGAACACCGCAAACGGCGTGGCGTTGGCTCCGTAGTCGATCTCGACCGAGCCAGCCTTGAGGCGCTTGGCCTGGCCGCCGCGATCGATGTCCGGCATGGTCGAGCCCGGCGATGCGAGTTCGCGCAACGCCAGCTCGCAGGTGGCGTCGATGATCTCGACCGGTATTTCGTCGGCGGCGATCACGTTGCCCGCATCGTCGGTGGCATTGGCGCGCGGCCATTCCAGGTTCTGGTCGCGGCCATTGGTGCGCGTGCCGGGAAACCGCTTGCGGTAGGTGGCGTCGAGCACTTGCGTCGCGCGCACCAGCGCCGTCTCGGTGTCGCCCACCGTCACGGTGTAATTGCGATCCTCGACATAGGTGTCGAAGTCGTCTTCCGACGCGTATGAGGTCGCGCCCGCAACGCCTGTCCCATCTTCAACGACGAAGGCCATTGCGCGTCACCTCGTCTTCACTTTGAGCTTGATGGATTGATCGTAGGTTCTGCCGCCCGTGGTCTCGATCCGGTTGACGAAGGTGTAGGTCGATCCTTCGGTGCCTCCACTGAGCCAGATCGTGGTGCCGCTGCGGTTCGGCAGATCGCCGATGGTGACGTTGTTGTCGAAGCTCTCGGCGATGTCGTTGATGCCGGTCGGCACGATCCACAACGACGTCGAGATCGCGTCGCTGTCGCCGAGCCGCGCGGTCCAATCGCAGATGAAGTCCTCGATCTCGTCGGGGTCCTTCTTCGCCGCCCATTTCAGAAAGGCCATGTTGCCGTCTCCCTTATTCTCGTGACGACAGCAACGCGATTGTCCGCAGCGACGGTCACGATCCGGCTGGGCAGCGTGGTGGACGGATTGAACACGAACGGCACGTAAGCGCCGGTGCCGCTGGCATTGCCGACGGCAGAGATGATCGCCGCGCCCGCGCCCTGTGCGCCGCCTGCCCCGTCGGTCATGCGGCCTCCGCAGTCAGAACGGTGCGCGCGTCATCGAGCACGGTGACGATGCGATTGTCGGCGAGCGCATAGACGATGCGATCCGGATCGGTCGGCGACTTGATGATGGCGACGCCGTGCGCGACCGCCAATCCGCTCCCGGAAGCCTCGCCGACCGCCTCGCCCTGGCTGAGCGCGATGGCGAGCCCAAGTGCCGCACCGCTTCCCGTTGCCGCGCCGACCGCAGCCGCCGTGACGGCGCTGACAGCAGCGGCGGTGCCCGAACCGGATGCCGCGCCGATGGCTGCCGGGCTGGCAAGAGCAACGCCGCTCGCGGCACCCGATCCGGACGCCGCACCGATCGCTGCCTTGACGCGGACGCCGATCGCGGCGGCTGCGCCAGAGCCCGTGGCTGCCCCGATCGACGCTCGAACCACCGAGCCGATCGCCGCAGCGGTGCCGGAGCCGGTCGCGGCCCCGACCGATGACTTGATGGCAGTGATGGCACCGCTTGCAGTGCCCAAACCGGTGGCTGCGCCAACAGCGGCGGCGGTGGCCGCGCCGACGGCTTGCGCGCTGCCAGTACCCGAGGCCGATCCGACGTTGACGCCGGCTTGCGCGCCCGTGCCGGACGTTGCGCCAGTGCCTGCGGCTGATCCTGCCGCCGCAGCGATGGTTGCGCCGGTCGCCGCTGCGGTGCCGGTGCCGGTGGCGCTGCCCGCCGCCGCAGTGCTCTTTTCTCCAATGCCTGTTGCGGTGCCCGAGCCGGTGGCGGCCCCGACGCTCGATTTGATCGCGGTGATGACGCCAGTGGCCGCGCCGCTCGAGGTGGCCGAACCCGTGGCGGCAGCGATCGAGCTGCCGGTGGCCGATGCAGCCCCGGTGCCCGAGGCCGCGCCGATCGCGACGCCCGCGACGCCCGAGGTGGCGGTGGCCACGCCCGTGCCGGTGGCCGAGCCTGCCGCAGCAGCAGTGACGGCACTGAGGGCGGAAGCCGCACCGCTGCCGCTGGCAGAACCCACCGAGGCGGCTGTGGTCGCCCCGATCGCGGCGGCCGTGCCCGTGCCAGTGGCCGAGCCGACCGATGATTTGATGGCGGTGGCGGTCGCCGCAGCGGTGCCGGTGCCGGTGGCCGCGCCCGTGGCGGCGTTGGTCGATGCCCCGATGCCAGCAGCCGCGCCAGACCCGCTGGCAGCGCCCGTGGCTGCGCTAGTCTTGGCACCTATGCCGGTGGCCGCACCTGTGCCGCTGGCCGCACCAGTGGCCGCCGCTGTGGCTGCAGCGGTGCCGGTCGCGGTGCCTGATCCCGTCGCCGTCCCGACGGCAGCCGCGATCGCCGCTCCGGTGGCCGCGCCGGTTCCGGTGCCGGTCGCCGATCCGACAGCCGATGAGATCGTGGCCGCGACCGAGCCGACGCCGCTGGCCGCGCCGGTCCCGGCGGCGGCCCCGACGGCGCTTGAAATCGCGGTCCCGGCGGCAGATGCCGCGCCAGTGCCACTGGCAGCGCCCGTGGCAGCGTCCGTGGCCGCGCCGGTAGCCGAACCCGCGCCCGAGCCGGTTGCGCTACCAGCGGCCGCCGCTGTGGCTGCGCCGACGCCTGTGGCAACACCCGAGCCGGTGGCAGAGCCGACGCCGGATTGCGTCTGAACCGAAAGCCCGACCCCGCTGGCCGCGCCGCTGCCTGATGCCGCGCCCACCGACGACTTGATCGCGGTGCCCGATGCGGCGGCGGTTCCCGTGCCCGTTGCCGAGCCGGTCGCGGCGGCGGTGGCCGCGCCGATCCCTGTTCCTGTTCCTGTTCCTGTCGCCGAGCCGGTCGAGGCGGCGGTCGACGCGCCGACGCCCGTGGCCGCGCCTGAACCTGTGGCCGCGCCGGTCGACGCGGCGGTCTTGTTGCCGACGGCGGCGGCGGTGCCCGAACCGCTGGCCGAGCCAGCGGCGGCGGCGAACGCGACGCTGGTGGCGCTGGCTGCGCCCGTTCCGCTCGCGGCTCCTGCCGCTGCGGCGATCGAGGCTCCGACGCCGGTCGCGGTGCCGGTGCCGCTGGCAGCGCCGGTCGCGGCAGACGTCTTGTTGCCGACTGCCGCTGCCGTGCCCGAGCCGGTGGCACTGCCGGTGGCGGCGGCGGTGGAATTGCCGACGGCGGCGGCGGTGCCTGAGCCGGTAGCCGCGCCGACGGCGGATGTGGTGGTGCCGGTGGCGACAGCCTCGCCAACAGCGAGCGCGACGCCCGAGCCCGTCGCGCTGCCGACAGCGGCAGCGATCGAGGCCCCGACGGCGGCTGCGCTGCCCGTCCCGTCCGCGTCGCCAACACCGTTCGCAAAGGCGACGCCGACAGCGGCGGCGCTGCCGAACCCATCGGCGTCGGCGTCCGCCTCGACGATCGGCGTCTTGTATTGGTAGGCGTAGAGAAACAGCGCCTTGCGGGCGTTGGTGCCGGACGCGATGCCCGCGACCGAGAACCCGCTGGTGTCGCGGCCGAGATTGTACCACGCCGAAATGCTGACGTTGGTGGCAGCGGTGGAGCCGCTGGTGGCGCTGTTGATCCAACTGACGCCGGAGACGGCGCTGTCTCCGGTCGCGATAGTGATCGCGCCCTCCTGCGCGATGCTCCAGAGATAGAGATAATCGCCGCGCGCGAGTCCGGCGAGCGTTGCGCTGATGCCAGCGACGCCGCTGGTGACGATGCCGGTCTCGTCGCCGAGCACCAGCGAGCCGGTGACGATGCCCTCGAAGACGCCGCCGAGAAACGCTCTCGCAACAACGCCGCTGCTGAACGGCACGCCGCTGGAATGACCGGCGACGAAGCTGACGGTCGAGGCCGATCCGGTGGCGGACTTCCCCGTCGTCTGCTGAACGAAGATGCTGTGAACGATGCCGCTCTGCACCGTGCTCGCGCCGACGCGAATGCTTTGCGTCGGTGCCCACGAGGTGAGCGTGCCCGCCGGGATCGGAGCCGACAGCGTGACGGCGTTGACCGTGAAGGTGCCGTCGGCACCGGTGCAGCGGCCGGGATCATAGACGCCGTAGGCAACGACGACGTCGCCGGTGCCGATCTGCAAGCCGCTGGTCATCGCCGCAGAAGCGACGATGCCGGTGGCCTTGAAGACGGTGCCGAAGGCGAATGTAAACGTCGGCGAAGCCATGACGCGTCAATCCATTCTCGGCACGCAGGTGGCTCTCAGACTGCCCATTCCTCCGACGACGGGTCCGAGAAATTCAAAATGCTCGCTGAGCAAATCTCCCCACCATTTGCCGTCCATCGGCGGATGAGCCGCAGCGATCTCGGCGATCCAGCCCTCGTTGGCGGGGCGATCGACGATCTCGAAATAAGCGACGCGACGCGTCAGCTTGGCGATGTCCTTGAGCACGGCATTGAGCGAGGCGAACTCGACGTGCTCCAGCACGTTGACGCACACCACGATGTCGGCTGGTTCCGGCGTCTGATCCTTTCCCGGCACGCCGGGGTCGTATTGCTTGATCGGCTTGCCGAGCGTCTTCGCCAGTTCGCCCTTGCCGCAGCCGTAGTCGAGAACGTCGTCGCTGCCGATCGCGCGCATCAGCAGCGCGACCGCCTTGTTGTGCAGGCTGCCGCGACCGAATTGACCGTCGATCTGATGCAGCCAACGCAGCGTGTCGCGGTAGTCGTCGCTGATCAGCGCGTTGCTCTGCACCACGCCATCGAGGAAGATCGTCGGCTCCCAGCCGATCGGCTTCCACCATCGCTTGCGAACGACGCCGCCGTCCTTGCCTAATAGATTGATCCGCTCGGAAAACAGATTCTCGCCATGCGTGGTGAAGCGGCAAATCTGGCCGCGATCGAGCATGAACTTGAACATCTCCTCGGCGGCGTTGAGCATCATCTCCGAGGTGAGAAATCTCTTGCCGTTGCACTCGACCTCGAAGGCGCGATGCGGCGCGCTCGGGTGCGGCCCCGCCCACGAGGCTCCCGGCTCGTAGCTGCAATCCATGCCGTAGAGCTCGAAGCGGTGAAAGCCGAGGCAGTGCCCCACCGCCAGCGCGCGCAATCCGGCGGTCGATCCGCCGAACAGCACGATGCCGTCGTTCTCGACCTCCTCGATGATGTCGCAATCGTCGCGATCGTCGCCGCCCTTGGCGTGCCACAGCAGCACCCGATGAGTGGCGAGTTGATCGAACAAGACGGCGTTGCACACCGACGAGATGCAATACGTCGTCTGATGACAGGGATGGCGAAGAAACTTGGCCTTGTGCGGGCGCGGATCGTACTCGACGTGATAGGTCGGGATGATCTTGCGCGAGATCAGAAAGTCGTGCGCGCCCGATGTGGTGCAAACGAACGGCGTCTTGATGTCGCGCCAGGTCTCCTTGAGCGACGGCCCGTAGCCGCAGATCGCCAGAACGTCATCGCGCGGCGGTAATGGTTTGAGACGTGGTAGATCGCGGCGAACGTTTTCCCGCATTCGCTGCAATCGCTCCTCGCCGTCGATCGCAACCGTGACCGCGAATTTCATCCACCACGCCACTCCTTGTCGCGCGCCGCCATGATGCGGCGGCGAACCTCGGCGGCGTCCGCGTCGAGATCGATCCCGGCCTTGACCGAGCTAAGCACCGCGTCTTCCATCGCCTCGCGCATGGCGATGCCCTGACGTTGCCGATGTGGCGATGCCTTGATCGAGATGCCCACCGCCATCACCACGCGCCCGGTCTCGCGTTCCTTGAGCCAGCGTTTGGAATATTGCTTGAGATATTTGGGCACGCGTTTGCTCTCCAGCCGTGCCAGATGCAGCAACGCGAGCATTTCATGATCGGTGGCGGGCTGTTGCCAGCCGGGGAACACCTCGGCCCACAACAGACGCGCCGCCGTCACGTCGAGTTCAAGCAGGCAGCGCGAGAACTCGTCGGAATGCTTCATTCGCGATAGCGCGCCTTGACCCGCACGCGCGCCGCCGAGATGCGCGCCCTGATCTCGTCAGGGTTCACGACGCCATCGAGCGCAGCCTGCTTGATGGCCTCGACCATCGCGGCCTGCATCTCGACGGCGTAGCGCGGGCGCGAGCGGCGCGCGCTTGCCGCCTGCGCGGAACCAACAGCTTCGACGATTGGCAAAGCGTCCTCCCTCTGCGTTAGTCGAGCGTGATCGTCGTCGCGGTGGTGAGGCGCGGCGTGATGCCCGAACCGGTGGTGATGTTGGGTGTGACCGTTCCCGACCACAGGATCGCGCTGGCACCGCCGCCGGACTTGCCGGTGGAGAAGAACGACACCACGTCGGACGATGACGTGCCCGCCGGGAAGTCGATGTTGGAAACCGGCGAGACGAGGCCGGGTGCGTCAGGCGAAACCACCGAGCCGAGCAGCGACCAGGCCGCCGTGGTGCGCGCCACGTTGACGCGCGTGTACGACGTGTAAGTCGTCTCGGAGGTGTTCTGAAAGCCCTGGTCGGTGGGGTCTGCGGTGTGCAGGGCGATGACGATGTTGGTCTCGGGCGTACCGGCAGCGTTGTCGGCGTAGTTCGCCCAAGCCACGGCCCTGAAGATCAGATTCAGGATCGCGCTTTCGGTCAAGTTAGAGATGGTCATGATGGGGGTTCCTTGGCGGCTGCACTGAGAGCCGAGATCATGGATGCTCGATCGAGCGTGTCGAAAATGATGCCGCGCGCGTGCGCAAGTTCGGTGAGTTGCTTGTTGCTGAGACGCATCAACTCGCGCGTGGTCACGGGCGCGGTCTTGAGCGGATCGACGGCCATAACTTCTGGGGCTTGCGCATCGGGCAAAGCCGGAACGTCATCGCGCGTGAGGTGTTCGACATGAATGCCAGCACCCGCGTAGGCGATCCGGATGCGAGCGGCGTGGGTCGGATGCACGGACGGCATCATCACCACGCGCTCGCACGACTCGATGTCACCCGCGAACACCGAAGCGTCGCGGGTGACGGCCTTGCCGCCTTTTGCTCGCATTGCCAGCGCGAGTTGCTTGGCTTGCGCGAAGTCGTTGCCCCAGAAGAAGATGGCCGAGGTCTGCATAATTCCTCCACGTTTGTTATTAGGTCGAGGTGATCACCACGCCGGCGCGGTCCTTCATGTCGGCGAATGCGGTGTCCCAGTTCGAGCCGTCTCGCATGGTGGCGGCGAGCGGGTTGGCGGCACCGTTGGTGATGTCCCACTTGAAGCCCTTGAGCCCCAAATTGTAGGCGAACTCACCCTGGTAGCGGATGCCGAGGGTCTGCAGGCCGGTGACGTCCTGGATCACCACTTCCTGCTCCTCGGTGTTCTCCACCAGCGCTGCGCCCTCGACGAGGCCGAGCGTGTAGTATTGCTGCACGTCGGGCGATGAACCCCACAGCAGCGACGCCGAGTCGGTGACGACCACCGGGCGGCCCATGGTGATGGGCTGCGCGGACGCGACGTTGAAGTTCGACACGCCGACGATGTTCTGGGTGATCTGCGCGCGCACCAGGTCGAAGTAGACCTTGGAGTGCATGACCCAGCACACCACACGATCCGCACGATCGCCCATCTTGGCGAGCGCGCCGATCAGCGTGTCGGTGTCGAGCTTCCCGAGCGACGTCTGGGTGTAGTACGACGCCGTCACCTGCTTGAGCGCGGCGGCGAGGCCAAGCAATGCGGAATCGAGCATGTCGATCTGCATGGCGTTGGCGGCTTCCTCGGCGATGGTCGCCGCGAACAATGCGGGGTTGAACTGACCGCCGAGCAGCTTCTTGTACGAGTCCCGTGTCTGCATCACCGGGCCGATCTTGCGGCTCAGTTTGACCGACACGTACTCTTCCATCGACACGCCGAGATCGGTGAGCGTGGCGATCGAGGTGTTGTCACGGCGCGACACCAGCCCGGTCACGTTCTTGAAGAACGAGCTTTGGGCGTAGTTGCCGGGTCGGGACTGCGTCGCGATGCGGAGACAATTGTTCGAAGCTGCACCGAAGGCGTTGCCGTTCTGCGCGAGCAGTTCGGCGATCCGCGTCTTGGTAAAGTCCTCGTAAATCTTGAAGTCGGAGGCGAGAGAGGTAACCATTTCAATGTGCCCTTGTGGTTGGGCATCCCCAGCATCGCGCTAGTGCGATCCCGTCATTCGGCCGGTAACGCGTTGTAGGCTTTGAGGCCTGCCTCGGCACCGCCTGGGAATGAGTTGATGAATTGAGCGATCTTGACGGCGCTGTCCTTGCCCATCAGGTCCGCTTTGCTCTTGACGCCGTTGTGAGGCTTGCCGCTCGCGCCGCCGGTGGACTTCGCGCCACCGCCGGAGTTGCCGCTGCCTTCGAAGATGCCGGCGTATTCTTCTTGCGTAGAAAGATCGGCAAGCAGCTCGGGAATGGTCATGAGCTTGCCGTCGTTGGGGCCGCTGAGGTTGAAGCGCGGCGTGCCGTTCTCGTCGATCACGACGAACTTGGCTTGACCGTCCTCGTGTTCGATGCGCACCATCGCACGCACGATCGGCCGCAGCGGGCCCATCTTGCCTTTGACGGAGACGATGGCGCGGTCGATGACGCCGTTGAGGCGATCTTGCTCGCGCTCTTGCTTGAGCTGAGCAGCCTCGGCGCGCGCGTCAGCGGCTTCCTTCTGCGCTTTGGTGATGGTGGCCTGGTTCTTTTCCAGCCATTGCGCCTTCAGAGTCTCGAAATCGCCTTTGCTCTCCAGCCGCAGCGATTCCAACTCTTCCAGCTTCTCGGACATCGCCTGAATTTCCTCGGGCGTCTTGCCGAGCTTCTTCCAGTTGTCGATCTCCTTGTTGCGCTCGCGCTCGGCGCGGCGGGCCGCATCGAGGTTCTTCTTGAGCGCGGTGGTGTCTTCTGGCTTGAAGTCGTCCAGCACGAGGTGAAACTTGCCCTCCTTCTCTTCGTAAAGCGGGCGAAGCGGCTCCTCGACGTCCTCGATCTTCTCGATGACCATCTTCATTGCAGTCAGCCTTTGTCCCGATGTTGGTTGGGCCTCAACGCCCACCGAACCGTGCGCCTCAACGCGCTTGGCTCAGCCATTCGGTGTCAGGAGCACCGAGCAATTGTTGCGTCCAGCCTGAGAGGCTGCGCACGTTTGGCTTGATCTTCGACGCCATCTGCGTCCAGGCGTCGGCGAAGCAATCGCGCTGCGTCCAGGTCTTGCCGCGCGCGAAATGATTGCCGTCGCGTTCCATCGGCACGCCCGCAAGCACGACGCGATCGTGGCCGTCGTCGAGCGCCACCTTGACCGCGAACAGGCCGGACGATCCGGATGACGTCATGTTCGGCCAGCGATACGACACGCGGCGATCGCACGGATGTTCCCAATGCAAGCCGAGTTCGTCGATCAGCGGGCCGACGATCTCGAAGCTGTCAGGCAGGTTGATCTTCGCGCGCTCGGCGCGGTAGCGCGCCATGTATTCGGGATGCAGCGTGATCCAGTGGAAATAACCCTGATCCCAATGGATGCCCGCCATCTTGACGACGTAGAAGGCGTCGAACGTAGCGAGCTTTTGCGCCGCCTCGACTTCGTTCCAGACGCTATCGGCGCAACCGACGACCAGCGCGCGCGTCAAAAACGCGACCAGGATTTCACCGGACGATCCGCAAGGCCGAGGTCGACCAGATCAAAGCGCGGCTTGCGGTGAATTTCGTACAGCTTGGCCTTCAACGGATCGTTGTCGGGAATGCGCGGACGGCCGTCGAAATTGTCGAACTTGCCGTTCGGCAGATCAGCGGGCGTCGTGTAGCGGCGAAACGGATGCATCTTTTGTTCGGTCATGTCAGCAATCGCCATAAAGTCCCATCGACGAGCTCGCGCTCGTTGAACTGTGAATAAGCTAATGAATTCGCCCATGCCTGGCGCTCCGGGTAAAACGGCTTCTCGATCAATCGCAAACCAACGTGGCCCACCAGCGCGGCGGCGGACGACTCGTCGACATAGACCGGCGTGCCCATGATCACTGCCTCGACGGCGGCGATGCTGCCGTGCGTCACCAGCGCGTGCGCACCCTCGAGGTCGGCGCGCAGATCGCGCTTGCTCTCCTTGTCGCGGATGACGAGTTGGCGATCGGTTCGCAGCGATAACTCGTAGACCGTCTCGTCGGTCCATTTCTCGATGCCGTGAAAGGCGAGATACGACTTCGACGGGCGCGCCACGACGATGTGCTTGCCGCCCTTGCGCCAGGGCATCAGCGGCGTGTTGAGCGCGCGCCAGCGATCGTCGGGTACGGCGCGCACCAGCGGAAGCTGAAACGAATTGCAGTGCCAGCGGTAATAACCGCCGTCGTCGCCGCGCGGCAGCCACGTTGCGAACACGCGCCGAGCATAGCCGCGATCCCAATAAATCCACGGGCGGCCGGACGCTCGCCAAGTATCGATGAGCGGGCGGAGGTAGATCGAGCACCCAACGATCGGAATGAGTTCGGGTGCCAACTGGCCGAGCGTGGTGTGATCCTTTGTGGTCGCGCCGCCGAGAGCGACGATCTTGCTGCCGATGCGGTGAAACAGATCGGCCTTGAACTTCTGCAGTTCCGGCGGAATGTAGAAACAAACACTGGCGGGGTTCACGCCAATATGCGGATCAGCAGAACGACAACCAGCACCGTCAGCAGCAGACCGATCCATCGCGAGGCATCCCACCACGGGCGATCGATCACCTGCGACTGGCCTTGCGCTTCTCGGACATGGCGATGGCGATGGCCTGCTTGCGGCTCGTCACCATCGGACCCTTCTTCGATCCGCTGTGAAGTTTGCCTGACGCGTATTCGTGGAAAACCTTCTTGAGCTTCTTGTCGCCCTTCGACATTTTTTTCTTTGCCATCGACGCCTCCTCTACTTGCAGCACAGAACCAAGGCTTCCTCGGCGGTGAATCCCTCGCGAATGTAGGCGAGATAAACCGTGCGCCGCAGCTTGGCGACGGTCGCGGCGTTGGCGCAGATCGCGTCCATGTCCTTGCGGAGTTGATCGCCGACGCGTTCGACCTCGGACTTGCTCTTCGCGTCGTTCATGCTCACGACGCGCGGCCCTGTCGGCTTCTCGGTGTCGTCGGTCATGCGGCCTCCGGGGTGCAGGGATAATTCTTGTGCCAGTTGTCGGCGACCCAATTCAATTTCGTGAATTGCGATGGATCGCGATGCCCTGGGAACACCACCAGCCGCGCGTTGTTCGGCAGATTGTCGCCCTTTGGCCAGCCCGGCTTGTGCATCGCATAGACGCCGTCGCGTTCGGGCGTCCAGGCTGCCGCCTTCGGTATCTTGTGCCAAAGCCAGCCCTGATCGTCGGGGAATTCGTGATGCGGGATCAACCCGCTGAGATCATCCCAATGCGACGACAGCTTGGCGAAGTCGAGCCATATCTCGGGATGCGCGCCGGCAGCCAGCATGAAGATCGAGCAATTGTACGGGCACGGATTGGCGTGATGGACGCCCTGCAAGATCACGAAATCCTCGGCGCGATCGAACAAGGGATCAAGCTCGCCAACGACAACGCTGTCGAGGTCCATACAGACGAGGCGTGTAATCCCACGATTCTGTTGCCAGCCGGGATCAAAGAGACGCAGACGTACAAAGCACGAGCGTCCAATGAGCACCGGGTCCTTGATGGCGTGTCGCTCAATTCCTCCGGAAAAATTGACCTCACGCTCGCGCTCCGTGATGCAGAAGAACCTGTACGGCTGCTTGAGATGGCGCGCGACGCCCGCCGCCAGCCGCTCGACGTATTCCGGCGTGTACTTGTCGCCCCACAGATACGTGACGATCGTCAGCATCAGTAGCCGTACACGGCCTTGATCCAGAACATATGGACCGGCCATGCCTTCGGGTGACTGCCTTGCATGCACCAAAGAACGCGATGACGGAAGATCGCCAGCTCGCGCAGGACTTTCATCGTCATCATGTCATGCTTCCTTCGTCGTTGACGGTTCCGGCATGCGCGCGGGGATGCCGACGCAGGCCATCTTGGCGTCATGCTTGTCGTCCGAACGGTGCTCGACCAGCATCTCGACGTATCGCGCAGCGGCCTCTTCGCAGGCTTTGTCGTCGTCGAACTGCCCGACGATGGCAGGGCCCAATGCGGCGCGGAGAATCAGCACGTAGATCATATCCCTGATCCGGGAATGAAACATCTGATCGTCGGCGTCGGAACGCCATCCATCGACCACAGCGTCTGATACCAGACCTGCGCCACGCCGATCTTGTTGGGCACCTTGAGAACCTTGTCGTCGGGAACGACCCAATATTTGCTGTAGAGCAGAACGCGATATTGCCCGTCTTTGGTGTCGTAGATGGCATCGAAGCCATCGCGTCCGTCGCAGCACGTCGCACCGGAATCGTTCTTGAGCCCGCGCATCCACTGCTCATTCTCCTCGCCCATCTGAGCGAAATGCTCGGGCGAATGCGCGAACGCCTGCGCCGTCGAAGCGATGACGACGGTGGCGGCGAGGAAGCGAAGCAATTACTTGCCTCGCATCACCTTGCGGCCGGAACCGCCGTGCGCGGGCATCTTGCGCACCGCGCCCTTGGGCATGACCTTCGATTTGCCCATCATGGCGGCGTCAACCACTGGATGTCCGGTTTTGCGGATCGATCCGCTCCCGCCCGTCGCCCCGGTTTTCGGATTTGGTGTTCTGAGAAAGCCCATCGCGATATTCCTTCCATACTTGAAAGTGCCGCCTGATCGTGCCGAGATCGTCGTCATCCCAAAGCATGAACTGCTCCGGGCCGCACCACGGCGCGTTGGTGCCGTATGGCATTCCGTATTTGCGCATCACCTCGCGCTGATCCGAGCCGCGACCGTTGGCGAACACCATGCACGGGTAGGCCGACAGCGAGCACATCACCATCGGCCCGTTGCTGACGCCGAAATTCATCTCGGCCCCGGCATAGAACGCCATGCGCTGATAAATGTGAATCGGCTTGACGTCGTAATCCTCGATCACGAACGCGCCGATCTCCTCGGCGAACGTGCGCCACGCATACTCGTTGCTGTTGCGGAACGGACTCTTGCGCTTCTGTTGGCGCAGCGTGACGGTGTAGCGCTCGTGCGCGGGCAGCCACAACGATTTGAGCCGTGGCAGCGGCGCTAGTTTCGCCGCCTTGACGAGATGGCCGAGGCGCGAGCAGCCAACACCAAGTCGTTCACCGTCGGACCCTTCACGCGACGGCAACCCAAGCAGCGCGGGGCCGGGCGCAATAATACTTTCGAACCGGCGACGAACCACTTCGGGCGACCAAGGCGTGACCAACTGAGGCGAGGTGTCGAACGTGATCTCGGTCGCACCAAGCGATTTGACCCTCACCAGCCAGCCATAGAAATCGAACGAGATCAGTTCGCGCGAGAGATCGTAACAGAATGTCGTCATCGCACCCACAACACGCCGATGCCATTGTCCTGGCGGTCCTTCCTGATCTCGACGTTGGTGTAACCGCCCTTGATCGAGTCCCAGAACTGCGGTGCGTCGATCGGCACCGTCCAAGGTCTGTCGCGAAAGAAGCCGATGTCGTGAAACGCCACCATCTTTCCCATCGGGCCGTAGTTCGCCCAATCCTTTTCGAGATAGGGCAAGGTGTGGTTGGCGTCGATGAACACCACGTCGAACGGTCCGAGTCTGGCGGCTTGTTCGACCACCTTGACGTCGGTGCTGTCGCCCCAGATCGTCATCGCCTCGTGACCCATGCCGTTGAGACGTTCGATGCACGACACCAGCGACGGGCGCGAGCGATCCCAGGCAATGGTGCCCTTCGGCAAGTCGATCGCGACGATGGTGGATTGCGGGCGCAGCGCCTGCGCGACGCGCCAGAGCGAGCCACCGAACTTTGCGCCGACTTCCAAATAGCTCGACGCGCCCATATCGCGCACCAGGTCGACGAAGGCGGCTAACTCCGCCTCATGCTGCAGGACTTCCCGCTCGTAGAGAATCGAACTCACGCAGCATGCCCTCCAACGTGGGTTTTTCCCAGATCAGTTTCTGTTGCGGCAGGAACCACGGCACCTGATCGCCGGGTTCGATGGCGTGACCGCTGAAACTCTTGCGCGTCAATTCGGGATCGCAGGAGATCGCGAACGGATACGGGGTGTAATACAGCATCGCCAGCGGGCCATTGACCACGCCGAAGTTCATGCGCGCGCCCGCGTACAGCGCCACCCGCTCGTGCAGCCCGATCGCCTCGCGCGTGGTGTCCTCGATCACGGTCGCGCCGATCTTGGCGGCGAATTCGAGCCACATCTCGCGATCGGAATTCTTGTGTGGATTGTGGAACGTCTCGCGGATGGTGACAGTGTAATCGGCGGGACCGGGCGGCAGCACCGAACGCAGGCGCGGCAATTGCTTTCCCGTTTTCACGAGGTCTTCCGTCAGCAGATGAAGCTGCACCGATCCGATTTTGTAGTCGCCCTCGTTGGCGACACGGCAAGGCAGATCAGCGAGCGCGACGCCGGGCCAGATGTAGTTGCGGAACCGCTTCAGGCTTTCTGCGATCGGCCACTTGCTTTGCCGCATCGGCTCGACGCGGAACGTGATCTCGGTGGCACCGAGCAGCTTGACGTGAACGAGCCAATTGAAGAAGTCGTAGGTGGTCGGCCGCGTGATCAACGCCATGTCATAGAGCGCGATCACTGAGCCACCTTCCAGCCATGTCGACGAGCGCTCCCAGGATCAACCCACAGACGCCTAGCGCGATCATCCAAAGGCCGATTTGCGTCACTTCGCTCACTTGTTCCTCTCGAATTCTTCCATCAACCGATCCATCGTTGCCGTCGCCCACACCATGCGCTGATTCGGCAACATCCAAGGAACTTGATCGCCGATCTCGGTGTCTTGCCTTTTCCAATCCGGACCGTTCAGCACCGGATCGCAGAACATTGTCATCGGGTAATCGGTCCACCAGAGCATCGAGAACGGGCCGTTGGGCACACCGAAGTTCATTTCCGCGCCAGCATAGATGGCCACGCGTTGGTGGAGACCGATGGAGGCGCGCGACGTGTCCTCGATGATGCGCGCGCCGATGCGGTTTGCGAATTTGCGCCATACCGGCGCGGAATTCTTCTGCGGCTCCCAGAACGTGTCCCGGATCGTCACCGTGTATCGCACCTGCGAATTGATCGGCGGGAGCACGCTGCGCAAACGCGGCATCTGCTTTCCCGACGCCTGCACGTCGCGCCAGAGGTCGGCCATGAGGTGCGAGCCGATGACGCGGTCGCCGTCGTCCCCGAGGCGCGCGGGCAGGCCAGCGAGTGCGGGCCCCGGCAGCATGAAATTGTCGAGCCGGTCGAACGTCTCCTTGCGCGGCCATTTCTTCCGCATCAACAGCTTCGAGGACGTGGAGAACGTGATCTGCGTCGCGCCCAGCACCCGTACGTGCGTCAGCCAGTTGAAAAAGTCGTAGGTTGGCAGGCGACGGTGAAGATCGTAACAGCAGATCAAGCCGTCACCTTGGCCTTGTCGGGCACCCCGGACGGAATCGCGCCGTACAGGGCGGTTCGCTCAACCAGGATAGTGCTGTGGGCGGCCTCAGCGGCGCGCTGATACTGGGGAACGATCTCTCCTGGGCTGTCTAGGCGTACGATCTTGACCGTTCTCAGCATGCGCCGGAAGGCCTCGGTGAAATCATCGTCGTGCTGCGGTCCGGGGTCGAACGGGTGCGTCACCGGCACCGCCACCCGGATGATGACCCGCGGGTTGAAGCCGCCGTTTGAATAGATCGGGATGCGATCGAGGTGGTTCACGAGTTGGTTCGCCGCCAGCAGCATGAAATTCCAGCGCGGAAAGATACAGATCGGCAACCGGCCTTCGAGCGCCAGCCCGGTGCAAAAGCCCAACTGGAAGTCCTCGGCCACCGGGAATTCGAGCAGTCTCTCCTCGGGCACGTGGGCGAGCGTATCGGTCATCGTCGTACCCGCGCAGCCGACGCCCTGGCCGACGAAGATGGTGCGCGGGTCGTGCGCGAGCCAACGCATCGCGCGGCAAAGCTGATCGAAATACGGCGTCATTGTATCTTTCGTTGTCGCAGATATTTGGCGAACTCGCGACATTCTTCGGCGGCTGGCGGATCGCAGTCGCCGATAAGATCGGCGAGATGATCGAGCTCCTCGGCTTTGATCAACGTGCCGGTCCAGTCGAGCACGTGGGCGATCGCGGCTTCGAAATGCGCGTTGTAGCTCAGAAGCGCACCCATGCGCCGATACCGCTGTGCGGGCGCGACAGTTTGTAGCTGTAACGCTGCACGTCGAACACCGGCTGTCTATGCAATCCCCACGACTCTTGCGTCGGCGTCATCACGCTCAAGCCATTGTCTTCCACGACCCAACTCACGGGCAGATGATGGTGCGCGGCATATTTGCGCGCCTCGTGAACGATGCCGCTCTCCCAACTCATGTCACCGACGAACACGTAAACCGCTTCGTCGCCGCCGCGCGCCTTGATCGCATAACCGAGCCCGACCGCGATCGGCGCGATGCCGCCAACGATCCCGGAACACAAGACCCGATAGGCCGGGAACGTCAGGCTGACAGAGCGGCCGGCTAGGATAGCCGCCTTCAACTCGATCGGTGGAACGCCCTTGAGCAGGCAATGGTAGTGGCTGCGCCAGCCGCACAACACCCAATCCTGCGGACGAATGTCGGCGAATATCCTGAACAGTTGATCTTCGTTACCGCCGCCGAGATGGATTGGAGCCTTGATGGCACCGGTCGCGAACACCTCCGCGATGTCGGCCTCGAAGGCGAGCAGTTCATCAACGGTCACGCCACCGATCCTTGATCCGGCGCATCGGCACGTCGTCCTTCCAGAACGAAGTCGGGTGAAAAAAGCCGAACACGACCAGCGCCAGCACCGCGATGTAGGGCAGCAAGATCAGGAAACTCATTTCTGCTCTCCCTTGCATGGCGCTTGAGCAAACTTGAACCCTCTCGGAGTACTAGCAGCGGCGGCGAAATATGCGGGCCAAAAAACAACCGCCGTGGCCATCTTGTCGAGGTTGATGTCGGGAATGTCATTGGGACACTGTACGGCTGAACCTCCTATCGCTACGCCAGCCACCCAGCAACCATACAAAAAGTAAATGACGAGGAATGCCCTCAATCGCGCCTCCAGATGCAGCTTGGCCCCGAGCGGATGCCGCGATCGCCGGAAATTTCGGTGCGATGAATCAGTCGCAAGCCCGCGCGTTGCATGTCCTTGTCGACCTGCGCGCAGTCGACGTCGTCGCCGCGCCATGCGAAATACTTGATGGTCTTGCGGCCTAGATGCGTCATGAATTCGGACAACTGCTCATGGCTCATGCCGACCGCGCCGAGTTGTTTGTATTCCTTCGAGGGCGCGCGCTTGATCTTGTGGTACACGCCCATCATCAGCACGATGTCCCAACCGGCATCGCCGAACGGGGCAAGACATTCAGCACCCTTGGTCAGATCGCCGACCTCGAATTGCGAGCGGCACTCGGCAAGATCGGCGAACAGGCTGCGCGCGACGAAGATCGCGTCGGGCGCAAGATCGATACCGTGGCAGATGCGCGCCTCGTTGCAGGCAAAGGCGTAGGCAGCGAGGCCGCGATTGCAGCCCACGTCGAGAACGCTGGCACCACGCGCGCGCATCAAGAGATCGGTGAGCCCGTCGAGCATGGCGTCGTGCAGACGGCAGACGCGGCGACCGGGCGGTTGATCGAGGTGGGCGATGATCTTCTCCGTCATGGGATGGCCTTCAAGATCGCGGCCCACTCGTCGTTGGCGCACGGCATGGTGCGCACGATTGTGAACTTGCCTCGGTTCGTCATCTTGTTGTGCCACCACACGCCGTCTTCGACGATCAGGTGGGCATTGCGACCGTCCGGCAATTGCTTGCCCGCCGCTCTCACCGAGATCACCGTGAATAGAATGCCCTTGGTCAGCCGGTTCAAATCCTCGAGCACGTGCCCGAGATTGTCCGGCTCGACGTGTTCGAGCGTATCGATGCAGGTGACGAGGTCATAGGACGAGAACTTCGGCCGGAATGCCTTGGCGTACACGCCGGGATCGTATTCGTGGATCGTCACCGGCTGGCGGAAGCTGATCTTGCGAATGTTCTTGGCGAGGTGGCCACCGCCGCAGCCGTAGTCGAGCCAGGTTCTCACCTTGCTGCCGCCGATGATGTTGGCGACGTGCATCCACCACTTGCCGCCGGACTTGCCGAACTTTCCCTCGACGTGCATGCGTTGCAGCGTGGCGCGATATTCGTCCGAGATCAGCGTCATGCCAGCAACCGCTTTGCCGCTTCGTAGACTTGCTCGGGCGTGATCGACGCCATCGCGGCGGTGCAATGCTCGCACGGCACGTACTTCCCGCACGCCTCACCGACGGCGATGTTCTCGTGGGTGGGATAACCCGTCACGGAAATCGGGATGAACCCGCCGAACAGCACCACCGCAGGCTTGTTCATTGCGGCGGCGGCGTGGTGCAGGCCGCCCTCGGCGGTGATCACCATCTTGCATCGTTTGACGAGCGCGGCAGCACGCCGGAAGTTCTTGCTCTCCAGCGTCTTCACCTTGCGCAGCCCGACGACCATGTGGGGATGCTGGAACTGCGCGATCTGATGACCGTCGCGCGCGAGATGATCCGCCACCCATTGATAGCGATCGAGCGGCCAGAGTTTGTTGACGGCGCTGCGCTTGGGCGGAACGTTCGGCTCGATGATGATCCAATCCCCGCCGATCGCGGCGGCTCCGGCTTTCTCGTGATCGTCGAAGAACATCTCGCCGGGGATGGGTCGCCAATCCATATTCCAAATCCAGCGCTCGTTGGCGCTGTCTTCGCGATTGTAGATGCGATGGCTGCGGTAGAACGGTATCCATTTCAGCGTGAATTCGCGCACCATGTTCTGGCCGCCGTTCTCAGCGCCAGGGCGGGCCACGTTCGGGTTGTTGCGGTAGATCGCCTCGCTGTTGTGGTCCCAGATGATATTGCGATGCGTCTCGTCGCCGAACGCGATCAGCTCCTTGCGGGCGTAGGCACCGCGCGCCATCCCCGCGCCCATCAATTGATCCCCGAAGCCCACGGTTAGTCCTGTCTGGCGTCGATCGGCTCGGCCATCTGTTCGTCGCGCGCCAGCTTCATGTCGTTGAGCACGTCCAGAATTTGCTTAAGCACGATGAGGATGTCGTCCAACGTAACCTCGACGGCAGTCTCGTGATTGCTCATGTCATTGCCTGAAATAATGCCACAGCAATGGAAGATGCGTACCTGCCCACCAGCCGATGGCGAAAACCACGATTGCGACAACGAGCACGATCAGAACGCAACTCATTGCACGTTCTCGCGCGCCAGCAGCCGCACGTCGACGGAGAACCTGATCCTGTCGGTGCGGTTCACCGCCGCGCCGTGAATGAGCGAGCCGGGGAACAACGCCACCGAACCGTCGGGCACGATCATCGGTTCCGGCACCGCTTGATAGATCGTATCCAATGGCGGTCGCCAGCCGACGATGCGTTTGGGTGCGTACAGAAGCCCGATCTTCTGACCCGGCGAGCCGCGCTCGATCTGCGGCGCGCCTTGTTCGGTCTGAATGTCGCGGTCCGGGATGGCGTCGGTACCGGGGAAATATTGCAGCGTGTTGTCGATCGTGACGTTCATCACCGGCATCCACAGGTTCACGCTTCCGGCAGGGGCACCATAGAAGGACTCGCGGTGCCAGCCGACGACATCGTTCTCCAAACCAGGTCGGGCGGCACGGAGGTAGATGCCCGACTGAAGCATGACGTGCTGAGAACTACAATAACGGGCGATCTCGTCGCGTATATTCCACGCCAGGATGGCTCCGAGCCCGCGTTCGTTGATGGCATCCTGCGCCCTCGCCACCTTGGCGTGATACTCGTCCGCTTCCATCTCGCTGTAGTTCACGCTGCTGGAGAAATTCCAGTGGATCACGGTGCGCAGTTGCGACAGCACGTAGTCCGAGTGCAGCTTGACGATCTCGACGTTCATTCGCGCTTGCCGGTGCAGAGCGCGAGACGGTAATGGCACATCGGTCCGAAGCCGGTGTGCAGCGTGGCGTCGTTCATGCCGAACATGAAGACGTTGACGAAATGTCTGTGCATCGTCGTGCGCAGCCCATCTTCGGTTTTGCAATTGACGTGATGCTTGCGCGATAATTCGCTCGCGTAGGGCTGGCTCTCTTTCGACGGCATGCCGATGATGCAGACGCCATGAGGCCCGAGCACTTCAGTGATGTTGTGGAGAAGACGATCCTCGTCGATCGGCGCGATGTGTTCGAGCACGTCGAGCGCATAGATCGCGTCCCAATATTCAATGCCAACGTTCGGGATGCCTTCTTTTACGAAGTCACAGCGCACAAATTCGCCGATGCCGTTGATGCGATCAGGCATTTCGCGATCGACACCCCAAAGCGTACCCACGACAGGATCGACAATGCGCGCTCCCGTTCCATCGCCGCTGCCAAGTTCGAGCACATCTTCCATGCCTTGCAGCATGCGCGCCACGAAATGATAGCGCGCCAGGACGAAGCCGAGATGCTTCGGATCGGTCTTGAAGGAAGCAGCGTGCATATCGCCTAGTTGCGCCATCGGTTTCATTCCGGCCAAGATAAGTCCATCCTCCATAAAGCTCATCATTTATTCCTTGGCTCGCTCGTGCTCGGGGGCTTTCCTAATCTCTTGCTGGATCGGCCGCTTGCCGGTCTTTTCCTCTAAGATGTCCGCGACCAGCTCCCACATCATCGACATGAACGCTTGCTTGCGCCGCTTGTCCTGGACCGCGCCCATCCTGATCGAGCCGAGCGGGATCGCGCCTTCCATCGTGTCCGGCAGCGCGTAGTAGGCGACCCAAAACTCGCCCTCGACCCGCATCGCCAAGCGCCCGGCTATCTGTTCTGTCATGGCCACATCCCGAATGTCTTGTGCCACGCGCGCAGCCCGTCCTCTTTCGTCACCGGCATGCTGCTTTCAGAGGTGCAAGTGTCGATGTAGAGCAGATATTCGTCGGCCCATTGCGGAACTCTGTAGCCGCGCTCGTCCGGGCCTTGGCCGAAGCACTTCTTCAACGGGCACTGGCTGCTGTCGCCGTTCATGCCGATGATCGCGCCGTCCGGTTGTTCGTTGAGCCAGCGCCAGAATATTCGACGATCGTACCGCACGAGTTTGGTCATGGCCGCATCACGAAGTCGACGGGTTGATTCTGAAGCTCTTCGAGGTTGTCGAAGACCCAATTGCCGACGCGATCGAGGCCCACGTCCCAATTGATCGTCTCGTGCCAGCCCAGCATTCTGATCTTGGTCGAGTCGATCCAATAGCGCGCGTCTTGATGCGCGCGATCTGGCGCGCTCACGTCGAACAATTCAGACGTGAGCATCGCAACGCGATACGCGATCATGTTCGCCACTTCGATCATCGCGATCGGCTCGGTCGGCCCGACGTTGTAGATGCCGAGTGGCTTGTCACGCAACAGATAGATCGCGCGCGCTAAATCCTCGCTGTGGATGTAGCTCTTCTCGGCCTTGCCGCCGCCGTGCAGCGGCACCTTGCGTCCGGTCATGCCGAACAGGAACGCCTTCGGGATGAAGCGGTGAAGCTGTTGCCCCTCGCCGTAGGCGTTCGACGGTCGCACGATCGTCGCGGGGAAGCCGCGGTTGCCGAGCAAGGACAAATACTGATCGAACGCGATCTTGCTCACGGCATACGGGCTCGTGGGGGTCGCGGGGAAGTCCTCGGTTGCTGGTCTGTCCGTCGAGCCGTAGCCCTCGGACGTGCTGATGTGGATGAAACGCTGCAGCCATTTCTTGCCGATCAGCGCCTCGACCAGCCGCGACAGCCCAACGCAATTCGTCTCAAAATACTGCCATGAGCTGGTGAAGCTCGTCGCGCCCTCGCCCTGCGCAGCGAAATTGATGATCACGTCGGGCTTGATCAGGTCGAATAATTTCAGCACCGACACGATATCGTAGGTGATGTGCAACGGCGTGTAGGCGTAACGCTCGCTGCCTTCGCCGACACGCATGGTGAAACACGGTGGCTTCGGTGGTGCGCGCCCGATCGACATGACGTGTTCGGTGCCTGGCTGATCGAGCAGATATTTGGCGGTGTGAAGCCCGAACGATCCGCCGCCGCCAAGAATGACGTATCGCATCACTCACCTATCGCGACGCACATGAAATAGCCGAACCGCTGGTTCGCCATCGCGTCCTTGCCCGCCGTCTTGCACGCGATCTCGGTGCCGAATGGCTTGGGCAGCGTCACCGGCCTGCAACTCGACGGGTTCATGACGATCGTGTTGGCGCACAGCGTCAGAACCAGGAACCATTCCGTCATCGCACGAACCACATCAACAGCGGAAGCCCGACGAACAGCGCCAGGAACATCGCGCCCATGATCGCGGTTTCCCACCACGGTTCGGGGGCGCGCGAAAAGTCTTGCGAGCTTTGTCCACCAACCCTCGGAACAAAGCCAGCGGGTGCGCCACCGAAACTCATATCACGCCAGCGATCTCGCCGCCGCGCGGCGTGATGCCCTCGCCGTGCTCGGCAACCCAATCGCGGTTGTAGAGGCAGTGCAGGCCCGGGTCCCACTTGTCGAGCAGGTTCGCGAGAATGCCGCACAGCATCGGCAGGTTCATCGGGCTGTAGGTGTCATTCGCGTACACATTGCGCCCGGGGAACGCGACGGGGCCAAAGCGGTAGATCGCCGCGCCAAGGCGCTGAAAGCCGCTCTCGGCCTCGAGCTTGCACTGACCGTAGATCGTGTCGGGATGCGTCTCGGCGGCAGACGATGACAGATAGACGAGCCTGCCGCCGAGATAGCTCACCAGCGTCGCCGTCTGCAGCAGCAGGATGACGTTGATGCGGCGAGCCTCGACCGGATCGGCCTCGCACGGCTTGAAGCCATTGATGCCGGTGACGAAGAACGTCACCTCGGCCTCGGGCAGATACGTGGGCCAGCGCAGATCATACGGCACGGTCTTCAATCGCAGCAGCGCCTCGACGGGCGGCCATTTGCGGGTGGTGCAGATCGCGTCGCGCCCGTTGCTCACCAAGTGAGCCATCAGCGCCTTGCCTATTTGGCCGTCGCCACCGATGATGAGTGCGTCATGCATTCGTTCCCTCCCAGCATCTTTTCTATGGTCTTCACGTCGCGCGCCAGATGACCGCCTCGCGGGTCACCGGGAATGAGATAGCCGCCCATGCGCTTGTCGAGCTTGATGCCCTCGATCATGTCATGCCACGAAGCGCCGACGCGGTCGGCAACGCGCGCGAGTTCGTTCGTCGCCTCGATCTGCTTCGACAGATAATAGTTGATCGCGAGCTTGGTCAATTCGGCGCTCTCGTAGGTCATCTTCACGATTGGGCAGCCGAACGTCAGCAGATATTCCATGTAAGCCCACGGCAGATCGTTGTACGGGTTGGCGCAGCCGACGACGAAGCGTTCGGGAAAGGTCGCGCGCCGCAGCGCCGCGTTCATGATGATGGTGTCGACCTGATAGAACAGACGAAAATTGCTGCCGAGTTCCTTCCACCAGCGGCTGGTGTAGCCCGGCGGCACCTGGCTGACGACGACGACCGTGACGTGGGCAGGCAATTCAAGACAGTGCCGCATGTGCCAGTCGACCTGCTTGAGATCGTCGTGATCCTCGACGTCCTGCGTCACGAACACGAGATTGCAGTCTTCCAGATCGGTCACGGTGGTCTTGAAGCCGCGCAGATGGCTGGCCTCGCGCAGCGTCTGACCCAAATGCGACATGCCGGAGAAGCCGACCAGCATCATAGCCTCTGCAAAACGGCGAGCAACATCTTGTCCAGATCGGACAACAGGATTTCAAGTTCAACATCAAGGTGAGAGCGCATTCCGGCCGTTTGCACTCTGGATCGAAGTTCTCTCACGCTGTCATACGTTGGATAGGGTGTCGTCAAGGTCTGATCGTGATCTCTCTCGATCATCGATGCATCACGTCGATCTCGCTGAGATGCCCTTTCGTCGGATCGAAGGCCGACCCCGAAGCATTCTTGTAAACGTCCGCCCATACCTTGTGCATCCTAGCTACGTTCACGTAGCGATCGTCGGTCATGCTGTCGGGGAGCTTCCCCGCCTTGAACGCGTCGCACAGATCGCGAATGGCATCCTCGACGGTGCGCTTCGGCTCGAAGTCGAGCACGCGTTTGATCTTGTCGCTGTTGACCTGATAGGAACGCGCGTCGACGGTGGTCGTGCGCTCGATCTGGATCGAACCGAGGAACGGAAATTCTTCCTGCACCACGCCAGCGACGATGACCGCCAGTTCCATGATGGTGTAGTTGCGCTGCCCGACGTTGAACGTCTCGCGCTGGATCACCAGATACGGCGCTTTCAACATGCACAAGTAGCAGTCGACCATGTCCTCGATGTGGAGGTTCGGGCGCATCTGCGCACCGCCGTGAACGATGATCTTGCCCGTGCTGTAAGCGAGATTGGTGAGGATGTTGACCGCGAGATCGAGGCGCTGGCGCTCGCTATATCCGCAGATCGTCGACGGGCGCAGCACCGTGCCAACGAAACCGTCACCGCAATGCTTGAGCAACAGCGGTTCGCACATGCCCTTGTATTTGTTGTACAGCGTGATTGGGACGAGCGGATGATCCTCGGTGACGTTGGGCGAGTCGCTGATGCCGTAGACCGATGACGTGCTGGCGTAGATGAACCGCTCGATCCCGGCTTGCTTGGCGGCGATCACCATCGGCTCGAAACATTCAAAATTGATCGTGCGCGAGAGGCTTTCGTCGAGCTCGAAGCTCGGATCGTTGGAGATGCAGGCGAGATGGATGACGTCGTGGCAGACGGGGAACCATTCGGCGAGGCGTTTGGTGTCGCGAATGTCGCCTTCGACCACCGTCAGATTTGGCTGCCATTTGAGCCGGTTCGGGAAATACATCGCGTCGTAGACGACGACCGCATAACCGGCGTCGAGCAGTCGCGGCACCAGCCGGTGCCCGACGTAGCCTGCGCCGCCGGTGACGAGAACGCGTTTCATAATGTCACGTCGAACGCGCATCGACAATTCCAGTGATGCGGAGGGTCCTCGATGAACCACTGGCTCATATACAGAAAACGATGATCGAATTGCATCATCGCATTTGTCGTGCCCGCTACGCGTTTCATCAGCAACCCTTAGTTCCCTTGCGCGGCTTGCGCGGCTTCTTCTTCGCCATGACTTAGCTCCTGTTTAACAATGTTGCGACACGTCGCGCGACCCACACGGAATCGAAGTCGGCGATCACCACGTTAGTTCCGCACTCGATCACGATCCATGTGTCGCGGAACAAATTGCTCGGGCGGACGCGGTATCTCATTGCATCGCCTCTTCGGTCGCGTCGATCATCGCGCGCACGTCGTCGGCGCTGACCGCCACGTTGCCGTCTCGACCGACCTTCACCGCCGCGGCCATCGAGCCGAGGATCGTCGCCTGCACCGCGCCGCCGTCCGCCATCATGGCGAGGGTCGCGTAGGCGAGGAGCGCGTCTCCAGCTCCGACGGGATCAACAACGGCGTCGCAAAGCGGATCAACAACCACAAAGCTATCAAGGGCAGAATGATCGGCACCCATGCAGCCAAGAACTCCGCGCTCGCCCAGCTTAAGCATAAGCACCCCACAACGAGCAGCATCGTAGAGGCGGCTAGCAAGAGGACGAATACCTGAGTCCTGGTCGCTGAGGGCATGACGCGCCTCGCGTTCGTTGGGGGTGATGAGATCGAAGTCGGCGAACTGTAGCACGTTCCCCCAGCGGGTTGCCACCTGACTGTCGGCTGCGCGGAATGACCGTCGCGGTATCGCGTCGACAAAAGCAGGGATTGTCCGTTGGTTAAATATTCCATGGCGGAAGTCCGAGAACACGATGCCGTCGGTGTGGGTATCGCGCAGCCAATGCGTCATGGTCGCGAGTTGCGCGTCGGTGATCGAGCTGTTGTCCAACGTGTCGACCTTGAGAATGCGATGGCCGTCGACGACGTAAGCCTTCTTCTGCGTGGTCGGTCGTGCCTTGTCGATGACGGGCAGGCATTTCACGCCAGCGTTAAGAAGATCGGCCATGACCACCGAGCGGCAACGATCGTCCCCGAGAACGGTAGTGAAGGTGACGTCCGCTCCGGCAGCGGCGAGATGTTTAGCCACGATGGCCGCACCGCCCACGAATTCGCATTCGCGCTGGAACATGGCCCCGATGGTTGGGGTTTTGGGCTGGCCCTGGCCGAGCCCGCAGTGGACGTAGCCGTCGACGATGGTGTCTCCGACGACATGAACGAGCCTTCCCCTCATGCGATCGACGGTCTGGCGCAGCTTGTCGAAGCTGATCTCCCAGCGTTCCAGCGTCGCTTGCAGCTTGGTCAGCCGCAACGTCGGCGCGGACATGGTGATCAGCTTGGACGAACTGTAGACCACGTCGCCTGGCGTGAACAGGATTTCCCCGCCGTAGGTCTGCAGCGCAACCAGCTCCTTGTCGGTCTTGGCCGATCCGGCGGCGGCGTATTCGAAGCCCTTGGCGAAGTAGTCGGGCTGGATGGTGGCGATCGCGTCGATCGGCTCGGCTTGCTCGTCGATCATCACGAAGTCGACCGCTTCGAACGCGGCGAGATTGAACGCGCGCAAGTCCTGCGGCACATGCGGGCGGCGTTCGCCCTTGGTGATGTGGCGATCAGCGGTGAGCGAAGCGATCAGCACGCTGGCCTTGCTCTTGGCGTAGAGCAGATGGCGAACGTGGCCGGGATGCACGATGTCGAACACGCCGTGGCACATGATGACGCTGCGCTTGCGCGGTCGCGGCCCGACCAGATCGCGAAGCTCGGCGGCGGTCCTTACCTTGTAGGCATAGCGGTCGAGCAATAAATTTCCCTCAACTCGTCCCAGCTTCGCGCCGCCACCGGCCGCCATTGCGGACAGAACCGTCCGCGCCAGCCCTTCTTGAGACAGGTGCAGTAGGGGCCCATCGCGCAATGGCCGTAATTCTCGGCGATGTAGTCGGCCTCGTTAGCCGTCGTCGACACGGCGCGCCGTTTGTTTTTGCATGGTGATCTGCTTTGCCATGTCGGCGGCCTGTTGCAGTTTGAGGCTATGATCGAGTTGCTGCCCACGTTGCACGGTGCGGTTCACGATCGCGACGATCAGAATGACCGCGGGGCCAGCGCAGATCGCCATGATGGCAAACGCTGCCGGCGATCCCATCTGCATGAACTCGTGAAACATGCTCATTCTCCATCAAGTATGCCGAGCACGGCGTTGCAGACGGCGTTGTCGCCGAGGTCCTTGCCGGTGCCCTTGATGACGATGCGGTGCGTAAGCAGCCAGCGGTGAGCGGCCGAGGCGCGCGGATGGCCCGGACCTTTGAGCTTTCCCGCCCAGCGCGCGATCGCGACGATGCTGATCTGCGACTCGCGCGAGGCGAAGAAGTAATCGGCGGGCGAGCACTCGGCCAGCGCCAATTCGTCGGCGTCGGTGACGACGTGAACTCGATCGCGTGGGAACGAGTCGACGATGCCGTCGTCGATGGTGATGCCTGTGAACTTGAGCCCGGCATGACGCACGAACGCCACCGGGTGCAGATGGAAGGCGCGCGTCACGACCTCGTCGTCGCCCTCGACGAAGTGGATGCATGCCAGCGACGGCGAGTGACCAGTGCCCCAGATCGCATCAGTGATGACCGGATGCCGATTGGCCCAGGCCCAGGCGAGGAGATCGCGCGATCTGACGCCGATCGGCGGTCGCTTGTCGGACAGCGTGCGCGTGCCCGCCGCCATGATCAGTTGCTTGCCCTCGGCGAACCTTCGCTCGCAGGCTTCGAACAATTCGACTGACACGCAATGGTCGGCGTTGATGATCGCGATCTTGTCGCCGGGATTGGCGCGGGTGATTGCGGCCTGGTGGCACGCGCCGAGCGCGTAATATTTCGACACGAACGTCGGCGTTTGCAACGCGGTGACTTGGTTGCCAACCAGCTTGCGCACCCTGCGCTCGTCGTCGGTGTGGACGATGAACTGCGCGTCCTTGATCCCGGCGTAGCGCAGCGCCTCCTGCACCGACGGCAGCGAAGTGGTTTGGAAGTAGTCGAGAGCGCGGTCACCCCATGCCGGGATGACGATGATCCACGTCATTGAAAGCAGACGACGCCGCCGGGCGCGTTGGGGTCGGTCCAGGCACTCAGGGACATCTGATAAGGGCTGAAGCTCACTTGCACGTTGATATATTTGTGGGTGCTGCGCTTCCACCACCAGCCGACGCGGCTTTGACGTCCGCTCACGAAGATGTCGATCTCGTCGGTGTAGTGCAACATCTCCCAGCGCGTGTCGTCTTGCAACGCTGCCGTCACCTGGCGCTTCACCACTTCGAATGCGTCCGCGTCGAGATCGTACAGCAGCGCGTTTTTCAAAATGTTGAAGACGCTGTGTTCGAATGTGCGGAACCGGCGCATGCGCTCGGCCCAGGACTTATCGGTGGCGACGTCGCGAGCGTATTTCTCGATGCCTGGCCACGTCATCGATAATGGTTCGGGAAATTGGAATGATAGACGTCGTGGCTGACGCGTTCGCGCAGCTTCGTGATCTCGCGGAAGGCCCAATCCTCGCGCTCGGACTTCGGCTCGCCCTCGTCCATCATCTGACGTTCGAGTTCGGCGTCCGGTGTCGCATCGAACACCGCGTGAACGAGATCGCAGATGCGGGTGTGGATGGTCATGCCGCCATCATCTTGATGCGAGACAATTCGCTGCGCCATTCGACAGCGTATTCGCACGCCTCGTAGCCGGGCATGTTGGGCAACCCCTCGGTGAAATGCACCATCGCGGGCTTGATCTGCGGATCGGACCAGCCGACGAGATGGTTCCATTTGCGATCGAGCTTGCCGATCTGCTCGTCCTCGAGCCAGCGGAACGCGTGCAGATCACGACCGGGCACCACGTTGACGACGTTGGCGAGCGCCGTAACCGACGGATGATCGCAGTTGAAGATGACGAACGACGACCAATTCTTGCGGCGATAGCGCGTCTGCATCTGGCCGTCCATCTTCTCGATCTCGGGCGGCTCGTGGCGATGATGCACGCAATAGACCGCCTTGCTCGGATCGAGCCCTTCGAACACTTCGCAGACGTCGCCGCGGAACAGCACGTCGCCATCGGTGAACAGCGCCCACCCGCTCGCCATGATCGGCACCATGAAGCGTGCGATCGCGTGCTCGGTGCTGCATGAGCCGTCGTAGTCGTCGCGGATCGACAGCACGTCGATCAGCCGATGGTGCTCGCCATGCGATGCGTGCCGGGTCGGCCTGGTGTAGAGCCCGCGTTCGACGACGTCGTTGAGCACCAGCTTGTGCACCGGGATCGGCTGCGTCATGTAGCGCAGCATCGAGTGCCGCGCCACCTCGAAGGCGTCGCGCTCGCGCGGGTCCCAACCGATCCAGATGCTTCTGTTCATCGTGAATTCCTGCGAATGAGCCGCCAGCGAATGAGCACGCCATCGAACACGCGCGCGTCATGCATGCGGAGGAAATATTCGCGCATCTCTCGCCAATCGGCGAAGCCGTCGCGGCGCGCGAATGCGTTCTTGTTGGCGATGCATTTGCCATCGATCGCGATCACGTCGATGCGAGCAAACGAGATGCGAATTCTATGCACCGCGAGACAGCGCGCGTTGGCGATCAACGCGCAAACCGGGCTGCGCATGCCGTAATAGAGCTGCAAGTCCTCGCCCGCGCGAGCGTGGCGCGGTCGTGGCTTGCGAATGGTCTGGGTCTTGCTGGCGTTGCGGATCGGCGCGATGAAGCGCCGCTTGAAGCTGTAGGCGACCACGTTCTAATTGATGGGCTCGCGCAATTCCGCCAGCCGCCAAATTTGCGGAAACTTGTGATGCGTCTCGGCGTAGACCTGCGCCTTTTCCTCGCTGTCGAACGGCCCAACGCAATGCACCGCCGATAACGCGCGCTCGAAGATCAGCACATATTTTTTCACAGCTGATAGTCCTTCTGGATAGGCGGCACGAACTCGGTGGCGTTGCGTTTGCGCATGACGCAGGACACGATCAGATTGCCCGCGCGCAACTCTGGCTCCATCGAGGCGCGCACATGCGGCTTGAGAATGTCGAGGTCCTCGGTGTGAATGAGAAACTTGACATCCTGCGACGTCCAGATGCCGATCATCTCGTAGCGATTGGCCTCGGCCAGGTCGTAAAATAATTCAGGCTTGTATAGGTAGAAGCAGTGCCGATCGTAGCCGCGGAATGGCACGCAGTGCACCATGAGCCCTTCGGGTCGACAGGCTCGGTGGATCGTGCGGAAACATTCGGCCTGATCGAAACAGTGTTCAGTGGTGCCGTGGTTGGTGACGAAGTCATAGACGCCATCGAGGTTGATCGGCTTGTTGAGATCGTAGCGGTGCGCGCCGAACTTGCCGTCGATGTCGATCGATTCGTATTCGAAGCCGAGCGCGCGCATCAGATCGCCCGCTGACACCATGTCGGACGGCACCGTGACGCCGAAGCTGCCGAACAATTCAGTGACCAGCTCCGGGCATTTCTTGACGAACAATTCCTGCGAGCCGAGATCGAGCACGCTGCCGGGCTGCAGCAAACCGTGCCGCGCCATCCAGACGTAGACGCTGAGCCCGATGCGGCCGAGGCCCATTCAGATCACGATCAACGCGAAGATCAACGCGCCGATCGCAGCGCCGACCCAGAACGGCCAGATGACCGTTGGTCGCGTCGGCGGGCAATCGCAGATCATGTTCGAGCCGTCTCCGTGCGGGCATTTCATCGCGTCACGATCCCGATGCCGAGCCGCCTGCCGGTCATCATCTCGACGGCGCGATGGCCCGCCTCCGCCTTGATCTCGCGCCACAGCTTGCCGACGCTCTTGCGCATGGTGATGTCGTGAAACGCCACCACGCGACCGAGCCGACCGAAGTTCTCCCAATCGGCCTTGACGCCGTCATAAGTGTGATCGCCGTCGATGAAGACGAAATCATAGGGGCCGGACTTCTTGGCCCAGCGGATCGAGTCGACCGATCGGCTGTTGTCGAACAGCACCGCCGCGTCGAAGCCCGCGCGGCACAGGTCGGCGATGACGATGCGCAGGAATGGCGCGGTGTCGATGTCATAGGCGACGTTCGGGGCGAGATCGATGCAGCGAAGCCTGGCACCCGGCGCGGCGACGGCGGCCATCATCTTCAACGTCTGACCGAACATCGAGCCGATCTCCAGGATCGACTTCGCGCCGCGCACGCGCTGCAGCATCAAGGTGAACTCGACCGGGTCCTGTTGACCGTAGGCGTGATCCAGCTCTGAGATGTTGGAGATCACTTCCCCTTGGCCGCGAGCTTCTGGAACCGCTTCTTGCCGTATTTCTTGCGCCCGATGTAGGCCGCCAACGCGCCGGGGTCCTTCACCTTGCGATCATGAAACTTGTGCTCGAGGGCAGCGAAGCGCTTCCCTGATCCCAACCGGGCCTTTGCCATTGCACGTCTCCCTAGTGAAGCACGCCGAGCATGCCGAGCACGAACAGCGGCCACAGCGCCATGATGACTACGAAGCCGTTGTCGGCGTAGGGCGTCTGCATGAGAGCGATGGCCACCAAGCAGCCGATCGCTAGATAAGCACCAGCGATGATTGCGATGATCGCGAGCCAGCTCACCCGGTGTAAGGCGGCTTGTTGCGCATGTCGGACGGCGGCATCGATGCCTCCATGCCGCTGGTGCCCTGCTTCATCTGGCCGATGCATTTCGAGGGATCGCCGCCGCAGATCGGGCAGCCAGCCGCTGAGTCGAGGCCCATCGGACACGCCATCTTGGCGTTGCCGGAGCCGCCGCCCATCGAGTTCATGTCCATTGCCATTCGGTCACTCCTTGAGGCTATTTCCTTGTTTGCCTGTAGAATCGGGCGCACTTACGCCGGGCGGCAGATAGCTGGGATCGAGTGTCCGCAGATAGTCTGCAATGGCCTTCCCGAACATCGCTATCGAACCCGCATTAGTGGTCGGGCATAGCGCCCTATTGAATTCCAGCACCGGCATTGTCGGTCCGAACTCGGCTATCAAGGTATTGAGCCTGGTTCGACCTTCCTTGCTGACGCTGTATCCCATGAAGTCAACACGGCCATCGCCATCGTCGACACCATATGCGTATAGATCGACTTGACTCCAGCGCTCGATCTCGTCGCAGATGGCGCGCGTCAATTCGTCCGCGCGCGTGGCCATTTCTTTAGGCTCGCTTGCCGACGCCCTTGGCACCGACGACGCCCTTGGTCTTGCCCTGCTTGGGCGACGCGGGCTTGCCGGGGCCCTTGCCGGTCTGCTTGTTGACGAATTTCTTGACCTTGGTTCCCATGATTTAGCTCTTTCTGTTTGCGCCGGGTGTCTGCGGCGTGCGCATGTGACGCGCGAGCGCGTCGGTGAGATCGGAGGTGGCTGACGCGCTGGCCTTGAGTGCGAACTTGCGCGACGGCAGCGGGTTCGGCGGCTTGGTCGGCACGCTCGGTGCCTTCGGCTCGCGCGGCGCGGTGTTGTGGCTTCCCTTGGTGCGCATGATTGGCTCCTTTTTCAGTTTGTTGGCATCCGAGTAACGATGAAGAGCCAACAAATCAGCACGATCCAGAACAAGGGATACACGATGAACATCACTTCCATGATATTCATGATCGCCTAGCTTTGCATGACCGGCTTGATGATGCGCGACGGCACCGGCTCGATGATGAAGACGGCCGCGCCATTGGCGAGGATGTTGACGGCGGTGAGCTTCATCTCGGCGGGGAAATTCTCGAACTTGGCGCGCACGTTGTCGGGCGAGGTGAACTCGAACGTGATCTTGGGGAAATTCATCTGCTGCGAGGGAATCTGGAATGCAGGTGTCGTCATGATCGCTCCGGGAATTTGATCGCGGTCCACACGATCAGCACGATAAGCCCGAACAGCGCCAGCCCGCAAACATTGCGCGGGTCAATGCCAGCCTTCGAACGGTTGCCAGCCACCGAAGCGACCATGGGTTTTCATCCAGCGGTTCGTTTCGATCTCGACACGGTCGCGAGCGATCCTGACACATTCCGGGCAGGCGCGTATCGGCCCGCCGTGACCGGAGCTCTGGCGCGCAACGATGATGAAGTCCGCGTCATGCTTGCGGCACCACCAATCGTAGTGGATGCCGGGCGAGATCATTGCTTCGTCGGTGGCGGCTGCGCTGACTGAGTGCTGCCGTTGCTCTTCGGTGGCGGCGGTGTGGTGGCGAGCGGCTGTTGCAGCGGCTTGCCGGTGACCGGGTCGATCGTCACCATCGTGTTCGCCATCGCGTCTTCGGCTTCCTTGGCGACAACCTCCTGATCGGCCGCGTAGTCGAAATCCTCGGGCAGATAGCCGTATCGGATGGCGGCGTCGACGATGGCCTCGCCGCTGATGTCCTTGTTGGTGCGCAACTGCATGTCGGCGGTGAAGCCGACGCCGTCGTTCATGCCAGCAACGAAGTCCTTGGTGACGAGCACTTCCGGCTCGAACGTGGCGTCGCCGAGCCAATCGGCGGTGAGTTGCCAGCATTGCTCGAGGGCGTCGGCGAAGCGGATCGCCCAGGCCATGACCTGCGAATTGGCTTTCACGGCGACCTGGCCGGTGGTGATCACCGTGAGATTGCTCTGCGTCAGCGGCTGCATGCCGAGATCGCGCATCTCGGTGCGGGTGTTCTGCAACTTGTCGAACACGATCTTGATCGACATGCCCGCTGGCTCCACCGCCTTGAAGTCGCCTTGCGGGCCAGCGGCAGGCGGCGGTATCCACACCACCGAGCGCGGGCCAACCACGAGCGGGTCTTCCGGCTTGTCGACGCCGATCCCGGCGTACATCGGGAAGCCGGTGAGATCGAGAATGTTCTGGAGATTGCTCTCCTCGTTGTATTCCTGAATTTGCAGATCGGCGACGGTCTTGAGCGGCGGCGCGATGATGTAGCTGCCTACCTTGCGCTCGCCGGTGATGAACGGCACCAGCGGGATCACGCCGATGGTGTAGACGCCCTCGTCGACCACCTGCCAGATTTGCGGCGAGGTCGAATTCGGCGGCGGCCGGATCAATTCCCACAGCTTGTAGGTCGGCACGCCCCACTTGTTGGGCTTGCCAGCGATGTCGCGCCCGATGACCTCGCGGTCCATGACGCGCACGCGCTCGACCAGCACTTCGAGGTAGCCGTCGAGCGTGATCTGCGGCTCCAGCACGCGCGCGTGCGTGATGATCTCGATCTGGTTCTCCCAATCGGAATACACCGCGATGACGGCGGTGGCCGGGATGAAGCACCAGTACGGACGCAAGTTTTGCGCGGCCTCGTCGGCTTTCGTCAGCGCGAAGCCGTCGGCGCGCGGCGTCGGCTTGCTGTAGTCCACCAGCACCCAGGAGATGGCGTGGTTGAGCGCGTCGCGAAACCATTCGTTGGCGAACACATGCAGCGATCGCCCCATGCCGTCGATGTTCTCTTCCAGCGTCTCGTATTCCGTTGGCGCGTCCTTGAGCTTCACCTCGCGCCCGAACGGCTTGGCGCTGAGATTGCGCAGAATGTCTTCGTAGATGTTGGTGAACGGGGTCTTCGCCAGCCGCAACGTATAGGGATCGTAGCTGCCGCCGCGACTGTCCTTCGAGTTCGGCTGCTCTTCCTGAAACCGCGGGAGATATTTCTCGCCGGCCAGGCGCATGGCCTCGGTGCCGCCGAGAATGGTGTCGACCTTGTTCCAATACGGCACCATCGCCTCGTAATCCGCCGAGCGTGTCGACGGATCGGTGCGCGGATTGCCGCTCTCAGCTACGTCGCCGACGGTCATGGAATTTGCCACCACATCGCTAGGAGAACGATCACCGGGGCGAGCACGAGAACGCCGATGGCAGCCCAGAGGATCAGGTTGAGCGCGACGCTGTTCGTCTCGATCGTCACGCCTTGCGCTCGTCGCCCTTGGCGTGTGAACGTTGGCGGCGCTGAGCGGCGGTCATGGGCTTAGCGCCGATCGACGGGCGACCGCGCTTTTTCGGGAACACTCTTGCACGCTGGTTGCCGGGGCACAGGCCCCAATGCGTCTGCGCGCAGATTTTGCACTTGGGTGCGTCCATCAATAGCCTCCGAGCTTGAGCTGCGGCACGGCGCGACGCAACGGTTCGATGGCGTAGCGCAGGCTGTCGATGGTGTGGTTCTTGTCGTCGGCGAGCTTGGGCAGGACTTGCTCGGTGAGCTTGTCGATCTCGTAGCTGTAGGTCGCCAATTCGTCCGCCACGTGCTTGCAGCGCGGGTGCACCACGATGTCGTAGCTCTTGAGAAATTCGACGCCTTCCTCGATCGAGCCGACGCCTTTGACCGACGCGCGCATCTTGGGAAAGCCGTGCCGCACCATGTAGGAGATGCTTTGCGGATTGGCGCTGTCGGCGATGATCGGCCAAGCCAGAGCACCCGGCACCTTGGCGAACAGCGCGGGCGTGTGATCCAATTCGCAGCCGACCTGCCAGGCCTCGGCGTCGACGTAGAGCGTGCGGCCATCGATCCAGCACCGCACCAGCACAGTGGGATCGACGCTGAAGCCCCAATCTGCGCCGAAATAGAACCGCGCATCCGGCGGCGTAGCGAACTCCTCGATCCTCCAATTGTGGAAGACCCGCGCCTCGCTGTTGGTGAGGTACTCGCCGAGCCAGACGTGCTTGTAGCGTTCCGGATCGCGGCGGCGATCGTATTCCATCTCGTCGCGCAGCTCTTGCGGGAACCAGGGGTTGCTCTCGTAGTTCGCCTGCACCACCGCCGCGTCCGGTGGCTTCTCCTTGCGCAGGAGCTCGTCCACGGCGTCGCGCGGCGACCGCGGGTTCCATGAGAACCACAGCTCCGAGCCGGGCTCGCGAATGGTCGGGCGCAGCAGCGTCAGCGAGCGCTTCGACAGCCCTTGCGCCTCTTCCACCCAGGCGATGCGGTAGCCTTCGAGCGATTTGATGCTCTCGGCGGTGTGGTTCTGCATGCCCTGGAAGATGATGATGCCGTCGTAGGGCGTCTCGATATGGCTGTCCAGGATGCGGAATTGCGAGCCGACCTTGAGGCTGGCGATCTTGTCCTCGATCAGCCGCTTCACCGATTGTTCGAGCGATCGCTGTATCTCGCGCACGCACACCGCGCGGGTGCGCCGCTTGAGGCATTCCGCCACCAGACTTTCGGCGAAGAAGTGGCTTTTGCCCGAGCCGCGACCGCCATGCGCGCCCTTGTAGCGGGCGGGACCGAGCAGCGGGCCGAACACTTGCGGCGTTTCGATGCTCAGCTTGCGCATGATGCGTTGCGCGATTATTGCGTGCGCGAGGATTGCCCGTCGATCGTGGGGCCGATCAGCACGCGCTCGATGACGTTCACCTGTTCGAGCTGGATCGCGCCACCGTCCGCGCCGGTATGCTCGACGCGTGCGAGCTTGGGATAACCGTATTCCATTAGCGTCGAGGCGATGTCGCACGAGGCCATGACGTATTTCACCAGCCGATCGCGCACCTTGTCGGGCAAAGACGCAATTAATGCGTTCTGCTCTTCGACGCTCTTGGCACCGGCAACCGGCGACAACGCGATCTGGCGGATCAGCAACATGCCCTCGGCGAGTATCTCGGGCGGCGTGGTCTTGAGTTTGCGGCAGACCTCGAGCACCGAGATCAGGTTGTCCCGCTTCAACAGCGTCGCCTTGTTGAGGGTGCCGGTGATGCGGCCGCCCATCAGACAGATTCTTTATTGTTTGGGGATGTTTTCCCATTCCGCTTTGCGTCGATCGCGTCCAGTTGCTCGAAGATGTCAGCGAGTTGGGCGACGGTGGGCACGGCGGGAGCCGGGCCAATGTTCGGACGGCGGTTGGGGGATGATTCGCGCGTGATGTCGGACATGGTCAACACCTCGAAACAAGGCTTCCGCACGGCACAAAGTCGCTGCGCGGGCACTCGTTTTTATCGAAGGACCGTAACATCAGCAAGGTGGACGTGTACCACCCGTTGTGCTCCGAAACAAGACCATAGGCAAGATATGCGCTCGCCCTGCACCTTGATGCATTCGAGCACCTGGTTGACCAGCGAGCCGCGAAACATCTTCAGCCGTTCGCCCGGGAGCACCGCGCCGAGCCGGAAATAACCGTGCCGTTCGGCGTCGATCAGCGCGTCCACCTCGCTATCGCGCACCGCTTCCGGATGCTCGCATGTCGGCAGAACGGTAAGAACGCCTTGCGTGCTGCCGACCGCTTTCCAGGCGTGATCCTCGATGTCGTCGATCGCCATCTTGACGAACAGATAGCCGCGAAACAGCGGTTCGAGCCGTTCGCACATGCGGCCGCGCACATAACGGCGCACCGTCAGCATCGGCAGATAGCATTCGAACGATTGATTGCGCAGACGCCGCAGCGCCTCGCGTTCCGCGTTCGGTTTGGATTGCACCACGTACCAGGCATGCGCCATTCCGCTGTGTTCTCCGGTGCATAACGCGCGGCAGGTTGGGTACAACCAGCACTAGAAATCCCGCCGATGACGCGATGAAGACGCCAGTTGTGTCGATTCGGTGCGTCTCGGCAAGGGTCAATTACAACTTCCTCCTGTACTTGACGGATGCGCAAAATTTGCGCACTCTCAACGAGAGTTGAGAGCCAGAGCCGAACGGGGAATGCCACCGAAGACACGGTACTAATGGCCGCCGACCCCTCGTCACCGCTGAATGTCACGACCGACGCAAGATGCCCGCATGTCTCGCGCGCCGCTCTTGCGATCCAAAAGACCGAACGTCTGCACCTGATCGCGCGAATGTCCTTCGCGACCGCTGTACCGCGATCTGCACCGCCGCCGCGCCGCTTCAACCCACGCGCGACGTCGAGACGCGAACGCCCGCAGTGATGCGACGCCGCTTCGCAAGACGTTATCAGCGCCACGACCGGGGGTCGTGCAAAAACACTTTCGTCGATCATGTATTACGCGCGAATGCCCACCGTGGCCGCTGTAGCGCCGAGGCGTGATCGTCATCGTGTTCAATACGGCCGCCTGCTGAACAACACGCGCACCAAGTCTCCGCGCGATGCAGCCGCGAGCCGACGACCGCAACTCGATCGGAACAACATTGCACCAAGTCTCCGCGATGCCGATCGACGCGCGGACAAAGCGAAACGTTGCTGCCGAGCAACCGGTAAGGCGGTCTCGGCAGCAATTGTTTCGCGCGGAGCCGATCACGAGGAAGTAGACGGATTCAATTCCAGCGCCTCGTTGCAATAGGCGGTATGCCGATCGGCTCCGCGCGGAACAACCCGCACAACAGATGGAGACTGACATGACCAAGCTCACCACGCCGCGTGGCTTCACCGTTCGTCCACGCAAGGCAAACGAGCCCGTTGACAGCGGGCGCGGCAATTACGTCGTCGAAGAAAACGGCGGCGCCGTTGTCGCGTGTGCATCGCGCGACGCCGGCGTGCGTCTCGCGTTGCGCGCCGTTCTCGACGCATGTCCCGCGCCGGGCGCGAAGATCGCGATGCGTACCATTCGCAAATGGGGTTGAATTGCAGTCCGTGTCGTCTCGCAAGAGACGACACGAACGGCAATCCTGCCGAAGACGATGGAGACTGACGATGGGTGCTCACAATTGTTCGATGACGTTTCGCGCCGATACCTTCGCGCAAGCCAAGGAAAAGGCGATGACGTTTCAACGACAAGAGCAATACGAGAACGGCCACGGTGGCTACAGCGGCCATCTCGGCACCGCCGGGGTCGGCGTGCAACGCGTGTTGCAGACGTTCGCAACGCGCGAAGCCGCCGAGGAATGGATTCTCGACAACCACAAGAAATGGGACGTGCCGATGCTTGCCCGCATCGGCAACACCGACGAATGGCTTCTCGCCGGTTGGTGTGCCTCCTGAATGCAGCGCATGCGCCGAGAGCATCGGCGCATGATCGGCATTCCGCCGAAGACGATGGAGACTGACAGATGTGCAAGATCAACAACGGCATGTTCGCTTATTGGTCCGCCCTTTGCGAACGCAACCACGACGACCCGATCGGCGTCACCGCCGAGGCGTTCGACGTCGAACGCATCGAGGTCGAATTGGTTGTCGGCAACGATCTCGCCCACGAAGACTGAAATGCAGCCCATGTCGTTGCGCAAGCAACGGCATGAACGGCATTCCGCCGACAACGAAGGAGACTGACATGACCATCGAATTCCGAACCAACGAATACCGATTTGCTCACGGTCACACACCGCGTGGCTACGGCAATTGGGCATTCTTCTTTCATCCGTCGCGTCGCATCGAAGACGCGTTTTGGGTGTGGGGAATGTATTCGGAAGCGAAGAAAACCGCTCGCGTCGAGGCCAAACGCCGAGACGTCGAGGAAGTTTTCGTCGGATCATAATGCAGCGAAGCGCGCCTCTCAGGCGGGGCGCGTCACGGTGCATTTTGAAAAGGAGACACCAATGACTGAGGAAGATTTCCGCAAGGCGCTGGTCAAGCTTGGCATCAAGACCCAAGCCGAGGCCGCCGCCGTGCTCGGCGTGAAACTTCGCACCGCGAATGGCTACGCCAACGGAATGAAGATACCGGCAATGGTTCAACGTTTCCTGCAAGTCTTGCAGGAGACGAAATACCCGGTGCAGAAATGGTTCTAGATTGCAGCCGATAGCCGTCGAGGGCGGCTATCAACGGCAATCCTGCCGACAATGGAGACTGACCGATGGCCTTCAAACACAAGAAGGTTCTGCATTGGGATGACGAGCGCCCATATGGCAACGGTTACATCGTGACCACTGGTTACGGCTGGGCGTTCGAGCCCCACGAAGATCATAACAATGCTTGCCACGTTCGCGGTTTCGACACCGCGCGCGAGGCTCGCGCCGATCTCAAATGGGTCGAGCCGTGCTCATGCCTTCGATGCACGTCCAAAGGCAAAGAGGGATAAAGATTGCAGCCCATGCGTCGCATCTCGCGGCGCATGTTCGGCAATCCTGCCGATAATGGAGACTGACAATGCAAAAGATTCCGTTCGAAGACACCTGGATTGGCATGCTGTCCGCCCTCGTGTCGCTGACGTTGTTCACGTCGTCGATCGCCGTAATCGCCGCCATCGTTTGCGGCATCGTGCGATGACGTGCGTGGGGGATTGGATGCGCCTCAGCGTTGGCGATCTCGTCACCGCTGAGGGTGGACGGCACATCGGCCGCGTCGAGAGCATCGCGCACTCGGCGCGCGTTCGCGTGTGCTGGTACGAGACGGGATGGCATGAATGGTTCGACCTCGATCAGATCGAGCGCATCGAGCCGCGTCATGCGCTGTGGAAGATGTTCCATCCAGACTGAAAACGTCGCCTGACGTTTCGGGCGCGCCTCCGCTGCGGGGCGCGTTTCCGAAGCGCCTTCGCTCCCTCGCATCCCGCGAGGCACAAGGGCTTCACATGGAGACTGACATGACTAAGAGTGAGACTATCGCAAACGATGTCGCAGCACTTCTCCGCGCTCGCAACCCGCTGCTGTGGGTGGTCACGCGCGAAGAGGAACGCGTCGAGCGTTATTTGTTCGGCGCGGCAGCCGCCGCTGGTTACGTTCCCTACACGTGGGACGTCGGCCAGGGCGTCGCCGACATTGCAGGGAAGGTGCAGGACGGACGGAACGGCCAGCAAGAGATCGGCGGTCCCGACCCGTCTGCAACGCTTGCCGCGATCAGCGAGCGCACCACCAAGGAGGGGCGTTTCGTGTGGATCATGCGCGATCTGCACGTCTGGCTGAAACAGCCGGCGGTGCAGCGCCAAGTGGCAAATCTTGCCCGTAAGCGAGGCGAGACGCCGAAGCAAAGCGCGCAGGCGCTGATCATTCTGACCTCGGACCCGAATGTGCCGCCGGAACTGGCGGGGCATGCGACCGTGATTGAATGGCCGTTGCCTGATCGCGCCGAGATCGCGGAAATTCTCGACATGGCCATCGAGGTCATGCCCGAGGATCAGCGCGAGACGGCGGCTCCCAATGGTCAGCGAGAAGCGGCGATCGACGCCGCGGTCGGGCTTTCCGGCGAAGAGGCGAACGCGTGTTATGCGCGTTCGCTTGTGCAGCTTCGAAAGATCGATCCGGCATTGGTCGCAAGCGAGAAGAAGCGGGTCATCGCGCGCGAGCGCGTGCTCGAATGGATCGAGCCCATCAAAGGCGGGCTCGACGCCGTCGGCGGCCTCGACAATCTGAAGTCGTGGGTTGGCTCGCGCGCCATCGCTTACAGCCCGCGTGCCAGGGAATACGGCTTGCCCGCGCCGAAAGGCGTGCTGCTCGTCGGCATCTCCGGCTGCGGCAAGACGCTGACCGCCAAGGCGATCGCCACCGCTTGGGTCTGCCCGTTGCTGCGGGTCGATCTTGGGGCACTGAAAAGCAAATTCGTCGGCGAGTCCGAGCAGAATTTGCGCAAGGTGTTTCAGGTGATCGCCTCCGTCGGGCGCTGCGTTGTCTGGTTCGATGAACTCGAAAAGATGATGCAGGGTGCGACGTCGGGCAGCGCAGATGGCGGCGTGTCATCTGACGCGTTGGGCGCGATCTTGACGTGGATGCAAGATCGCCAGGGCGAAGCGTTCGTGGTTGCGACCGCGAACGACGTCTCCGCCCTGCCGCCCGAACTGCTGCGCAAGGGCCGCTTCGATGAAGTCTTTTTCGTCGATCTGCCCAACGCAACGGAACGCGTTGCGGTGCTCAAGGCCGCGCTCAAGCAATACGGGCGCGACGCGAGCAAGGTCGAGGCCGCAGGGCCTTACGATCTTGAAAGCGTCGCCAAGAATTGCGAAGGGTTCACCGGCAGTGAGATCGCCGCCATCGTGCCCGACGCAATGTTCGCGGCGTTCGCCGACAAGGAACGCGAATTGAACTGCCGCGATCTCAGCGTCGCCGCGAAAACCGTGGTGCCGCTGTCGAAGACGGCATCGGAGAAGATCGACGCATCACGCAAATGGGCGGTCGGGCGCGCACGTCCGGCGACAGCCGAAACCACAACGAGGGACGTGCAGCCGCGCGTCCGTCGCGTTCTCGACATCTGATCGCAGCCCATGCCCGTCGCACGTCGCGGCGGGCATGCACGGCGATCCTCGCCGACGACTCAACCCGAGTCGTAACACCATGGAGACTGACAATGATGACCATTCAAACATCCACCCTTCGTCCTGGGCTGCTCGTCTCGCTCAAGACCTCGGTGACCGGCAACGTTTCCTACGCCAAGCAGACGCTTGAGCGCGAGCAGCGCACCGCCGACGGTGCATTGAAGGCGCGTTGGGAAACCGAGCGCACCATCACCGACCCCGAGGAACACGAGGCAGCAATCCGGGCGCGATCGGCGGCGGGCGTCGCCATCCGGCGCGTCTGCGCAACGTCCGCGTTCGGGCTGCTTTGCCCCGAGTCGCAGGCGGGCGATCTGGACGAGGCCATCAAGGCGGCTCGCAAGATCGCAGACGATTTCAATTCGTCCGCGAAGCTGACGCGGCTGACCGTTCACGTCATCACGGGGCGCATTGCCGCCGATGATGTCGAGGCGGTGCGCGCGATCAACGCCGAAGTCCGCGAGCTGATCGAAGCCATGACCGCCGGCGTGCAGAACGTCGACGTGAAAGTGGTTCGCGATGCCTGCAACCGCGCCCGTTCGCTCGGGCAAATGTTGCAGCCCGAGGCGCAGGCCCGCATCCAGATGGCGATCGACGCCGCGCGTTCTTGTGCCCGTCGCATCGTTCAAGCCGGTGAACAAGCGGCACAAGAGATCGACCAGCGCACGTTGCGTTCGTTGGCCGAAAGCCGTTTGGCGTTCATCGATCTCGACGAGGAGAAGGCCGTCGTGGCGCAAGCCGCCAACCGACGCGCCATCGATCTCGATCCGGTCAAGCCCGTCAAGCCCACCAAGGCGAAACGTGCTGCCGCCTGATCGCAGCCCATGTCCCGGCGCAAGCCGGGGCATGAACGGCGATCCTGCCGAACTAGGGAGACTGATATGGCTTGCGAAACAAGACTGAAACCACGCCAGACGATCCGTCAGCGCATCGACGAGGTCAAAAAGGTTGTCGCGAAACTCGACAGCCGTCTCGTCAACGGGCGCGTCAAGGTCAAGATCGGCCCAAACGGGGCGATCGCCTTCGACGGGTTGACCGACGAGGAACGCGACGGCGTCACCGACGCCTGCGCTTATCGGATGTTGCAGGTGAGCGGTTCTGCACTCGCTCTCGCGAAGATCGAACAAGCAGAAATGCTCGCCGGACGTTCCGTCGATCGAACGGTCGTCAATTCGGGCTTCCACAGCCACGATGGCGGCAAGACTTGGCACCACGGACATTGAGCCATGCGAAAGCTCAAATGTCCGGCGGAAGACGCGCCTTGCGATGACCCGCGCTGCAAGATCGGGTTCTGCATTACGCGGTGGCGAGATCAAATCCCGCCACCGCCCAAGCCCATTCGCACGATCGATGATCTGCTCGATTACATCATCGATCATGGAATAAAGTGATGAAGGGAGACTGACATGACCAGAAAGAAGCAAGTGCAGACGCTCAAATGCGTCATCTGCGGCGATTCGATTCACGATGGTCACGGATGGAAAGACGGGCACAACGCCGCGCCCGTAGCCAATGGCCGTTGCTGTTCGATCTGCAACGCCACCCGCGTGATACCGGCGCGGATGCTTGCATTGGTGCAGCAAAAGAAATGATTGCAGCCCATGCGGCGCGCGTTGCGCCGCATGAACGGCGATCACCGCCGATATGGAGACTGACAATGACCAAAGCAGAAATGCGAAACCAGGTGGCTGAGATCGCTGCGCAGATTGGCAGCGAACTCATGCCCGACAACGATCAATGGGTGAACCGCTTCACCGTGCGATCGGACACCAAGGACGCGGTCTATGTGGTCGCGCAGCGGCGCTCCGATGGAACGTGGGGTTGCGGTTGCTGGGCCTGGAAACGACACCGCCGCTGCAAGCATCTCGGCAGGATTCTGGAACGTCTTGCCGCTGTGCCGCAGCGCGCGTATTTCGAGCCGTCGACGATCGTGATGTTGAGCAAGGCGCGTTTGGCTCATCTCGATTTCGAGGCCAAGCCGGTGCAGCTCAACGCCGCCAAGCGCCGCGTGCTCGATCTGTGATCCGCGTCCGCCCGTCTCACTCTAATCAGGGAGACGCCAGCGTGGAAAAGGGGTTTTCGACGCGGCGGGCGCGGACTTAGATTGCAGCCCATGCGGCATCTTCGGATGGCGCATGATCGGCAATCTCGCCGGAAATGGAGACTGAAAATGAAGATGATCGAATATCGCAAGATCGCGCCCGCTATCAACGCCGATCTGAAAGCCACGCTCGCCAAACACGGCTTCAACGTGAGTCGTCTGAGCGCGAGCGTCAGCGAACTTGACGGCACCGTGCGGTTCAGGATCGATGCCGCCGATGCCAATCTCAAGGACGCGAACGGCGCGAAGACGACGCCGGAGGCCGAGCGGTTCAAGCTCAACGCGGATATATTCGGCATGCCGTTGAACTGGTTGGGCGCTAAATTCGTCGCCAACGGGCGCGGATACACGCTCGTCGGCATGCGCGAGACGCGTTCGCGCAAATGCCTGGTTGTCACCAGCGATGACGGCAGAACGTTTCACGCCAGCATCGATCTCGTGAAGCGCAACTTGCGCAACGTCGCCTGGATTGCAGCTCATGCGCCATCCTCGGGTGGTGCACGACTACAGAAGAAGACTGATCATGGCGACCAAGCAAGAACTCGACGACGCCGAGATCGCCACCATCACGGTTACGCAAGCGCGCGAACTCGAGGTCGAGAATGAAGCCTTGTCATTGGCGATCGATCAGGCGCAAGCCAAGGTCTTCAACGGCGACGTGAAGAAGGCTTTGGTCATCATCGAGATCACGACCGACTAGATTGCAGCCCATGCGCCGCCGCAAGACGGCGCATGACCGGCAATCCTGCCGACAACGTGGAGGCTAAAAAAATGGCTGATCCCAACCCCAATGCCAATGTAAACAGTTCGATCGATCGACGGCGCGAAGAGCGTCAGATGGCCGATCAGCTCGGGCAAGAAGCGATCAACCGCGTGACCGAACTCACCGCCGGTCAATTGGCGATCTGTCAGGCGCAGATCGCGTTCGTCGCTACCGCCGCGCATTACCTCGGCGACAGCTTCAACGCCATTGCGCATGCCATGTCGCAGATGATCCAGCAGACCGAAAGGGCGCGCGACGAAGCCAAGCGCCGCGCGTAAGCTGATACGGCCCAGATTCGGGGGAGGGGGCGCAACCACGCGCCCCCTCTTCTTTGATTGCAGCCCATGTTCGTCGTGGCGAGCATGAACGGCAATCTTGCCGACATGGAGACTGAACATGAAACCAACCGCAATGGTTCCGCGCGAGGCGTTAGCGCGGAAACCCAAGCACGGCTCTCCCTGCAACGGGTGCGGGCTGTGCTGCATGGCGACGCGATGCATCGTCGGCAAGCATTTGTTCGGCGGCGAATTCGGGGTCTGCCCCGCGTTGATGCGCGTCGACACCAACGGATACACCTGCGGTGCGGCACTGATGACGTCGGGGCCGACACGCGACGCGGTCATGTTGCTCATTCGCGCTGGCGAGGGCTGTGATGCCCGCTTCAACGGCGAATGGATCAACGCCGCGTTTCACCGTCAGCAAGACGAAGCCGACGCGCGCAACGCCGACGCCATCGCGCAAGCGAAGGCGATGCTCGGGATCAAGGGAGACTGACAATGATCAACCAGATGGAAAAAGACTTTCGCCGCTTGTATCGCGAGCGCGTAGGCAAGGCGGCCGAGGACATCATCGAACTGTGCGCGATCGCGGGGTTGCCGCATGCGGTCGCGTTGCAAATCATCGCGGTCGAAAGCCTGTCGTTCGTGGCGACTCTGACATCGCAATTCACCAGCATGACCGAGCAGGACTTCGCTTATTTTACGAACATCGCGTTCCGCAACGCGCGCGCCGAGCAAAAAAGAGAGCAGTCGTGAGCACGCGCCCGATCCTGCCGCCCGTGCTCGTACCGTTGGAACACCTGCACGAACTGGAGAGTCTCAACAAGACCGAATTGATCGATCTGTGCTGGTGGATATGCGTCTCGCGCGGCTCGTTCCTGCTATCGCCGCTCGGGGAGTTTCGCCTGCATCGCGATCGCGTGCTGGCGATCCGTGCCACCGAGGATTGGCATTTGAGAAAAGAAAAAAAAGCTTGCGCCCATGCCATCCCCGTCCAACCATCTGAATAGCGACATCGCAGCCCATACCGCAGCACACCGCTGCGGTATGCACGGCGATCCCGCCGCGAACGTCACAGACGTTCGAACACAATGGAGACTGAACATGACCACGACCAACATCGACGGTGCCGTTGCCAAGCTCAAGATCGTCGCGGCAAAGAAGGGAAAGAAGACGCCCTATGCGGGCAAGGAAGCCCGCAAGAGCAAGCTCCCGATCCCGCCGCGACCGGTCGCGCAACAAGCCGCATCCGCCGCGCGCAAGCCCGACGTCGATGACGTCCCGGAATTTCTCAAGGTCGAGAACCGGGTTCCGCTCGCGCCCGAGCAGAAGAGCAAGGTCGACGCCATTCTGGCGGCGGCGGCGACCCCGAACGTGAAGCAGGGCGAGCTGCGCGAGAAGCAGAAAGAGGCGAAGAAGGAGAAGTCCCGCGTTCGCGTCGAGAAACTGCTGGCGCAGAAGGACGGTGCCAGCGCCGCCATGCCGCTCACCGGCAAGGCGGCGCTGCGCGCGATCGCCGAGCAAGCCGTCAAGACCGTGCCGATCACCAAGGTTCCGGCTGATCGATCCCCGGGCATGGCGCGTCTGCGCAAATCCGGGCAGGCGGAGGCGATCAAGGCCAAGACCATCGCCGAGAACGAGGCGGCAACGGCGGCAAAGCCCGCCCAAGCCACAGGGAAGGCCAAGGATGCGTCCAAGGAGGCGAAGGGCTCTCAGACAGCGCCCAAGGCCGAAAAACGCGCCAGCGCGCCCAGAAAGGGCACGGCGAAGCCGTTCTACAAGGAAGACGACGGCAAGCGGGCGGTGCAGATGATGCGTCGCCAGCTTGGGGCCACGTCGAACGAGATGCAGAAGGAACTGAAATGGACCGGCTACATCGTGCGCCGGTTCGTGCGCGACGTGGTGCGCAAGTCCAACAAGATGGGCCTGCGTTGCGTCATGATTCGCGACGGCGGCGAGACTCGCTATAAGATCACGAACTGACCCTGCCCAACGCGGCGAGCCCTGTCATCGGGGCTCGCCGCTTTTTTTTGGCCAATTCGTCAGCCGCAGCAGAACCGCCTGCGCCAATGCCAGCGTCGCAAAGTCCCCCACGCGGATACCGCCGATGCTGGCTTGGAATTCCTGCCCCACCAGCCCGTGCGCGCGATGCGATCGCACCGTCTGTTCGACGTGCAGCCGATACCCGTTGTTGTCGGCGTAATGCGTCTCGCGCCGCGCGTCAGCCACTCGATGCCATGTCGGCTTCATGCATCCCCGCGATCAGCTCGCGCGCCGCCTGCCGCAGCATCTTGGCCTCGCCGCAATATTCGAACACCGCGCAGGGGCGCGATCCCATCATCCATTTCTTCTGTTCGAGCGCGTTCTCGCCCGGCTGATGCGACGCCATCGCGTTGGCGCGATACTTGGCTGCGCGCTCCGATCGCCGCGACGGGGTGTTGACGAGGCTCGACGTCTCGCCCAGCGACGGCGAGAACACCCCGGGCTTCTTCTTCATCACCCAGCACGGCGATTTGTCGAACGCGCGCACCAGCGCCGGGTGCGCCGGGTAGGTGTGAAACCGATAGCCCGCCGCCTTGTACGTCTCGCCCAGCTTGTCGGCGAGCACCATCGCCAGCCCGAGCCCTTGATAGTCCGGCAACGTCACCAACCGCGACAATCCCTTGATGTCGTCGACCTTGCTGTGCGGGCGATGCAGAACCCCACCGAATGACGCGGGCACCCCCTCCACGAACAGCACGAAACACGCCGCCGCCTTGTGCAGATCGGCGGTCAGATAGTGAAACGGAGCGAACAGTCGCCACGCGCGGTGATCGACTCGCGCGATCTCGACGCCGAGGGGAGGTCGTCGTTGAACCGACCTCCATTGAAACGTCATCGTGGCTGGCTCGAATATCCAATCCGGCTGCAACCATTCGATCACGTCATAATGGCACGTCACCGCGATGAACTGCCGCTTGTGCTTGCGGATGAACTTCTGCACCGCATGCGAGCCGATCTTGGCGACCTGACGATCGACCACGGACGTGAACTCGTCCATCACGATCAGGTCCTTGCGCTCGAGCAACGCGCGCGCAATGCGCACCCGGAATTGTTCGCCGGTCGACAGCACATGATACGGCTTCATCCATGACGGGATGGTGTTGAACCCGACCGCGGAGCACGCATCGGTGACGTCCTGAATGCTCAGCGTCTTGGCGAAATCGTCCACCACCGCGCCCTTGCCCCAGGTGTCCTCGACCGGCGCGCCGAACAATTGCCGCGCGATCGTCGATTTGCCCGCGCCCGAGGGCCCCACGATCAGCCCGACGTTCCATTCGCGCTCGTCGATCGGCAACTCGCCGTTCCATTCGTGGCGCAGCACGTCGCGCGGCGGCACATCGAACATGCCCTCCAATTGCATGACGCGTGGCGTGCGCTGCAACTTGCTCTCGACCCTGACCTTGATCGGGATCATGAGATCAATGCCTCGACGTTGAGGCCCTGCGCCTGCAATTGCTCGATGATGCCGATCTGATGCGTCTCGCTGTCACATCGCACGATCACGGCGTAGCGCAGACCCTCCAATTGCGGCTTGGCCGTCTCGCCGGTGTCTTCGAGATCGAGCAGCGTGATCAGCGTCTTGTCGCCGAACCCCAGCAACGGCATGTCGAAGCCCGCCAGCTTCAATTCCCCCAATTCCAGCTTCAGCAACGGAATGTCCCACCCAGCATTGAGCGCGAGCTGGTTGTCCGACAGCCGATAGGCGCGCTTCTCGTCTTCGCTCCAGCCGCGCGCCACCGCCACCGGGAGCTCGGCCAGGCCGAGCAGTTGCGCCCCGCGCAGACGGCCGTGGCCGTAGATCAGCACCCCCTCCTCGTCGACCAGAACCGGCGCGGTGACGCCGTACGCCTGCATGCTGGCGGCGATCTGCGCCACCTGCTCCTCGCTGTGCGTGCGCGCGTTGTTGGGATACGGGATGATGTCCGCGAGCTTGCGCCGCTCGATCTTGTCGGCGGGCCATTCGCGCAATTTCTGCGCGGGCGGCTCGACGGGCGGCTTGGCGATCTTGGGTTTGGGCTGCTTCTTGGGCTTGCGCGCCATTCGCTCCCTCGCGAATCAGGCGCATACCCTAGCAGAATTGGGGCCTGCCGCTCTCACCCACTTCGACAGGCCGATACGGATGCGGAGTTGGATTCTTCACCCATATCACTGACGGCGGCGGAGACTGACGGGGGGAGCCGGGTGATCCTTCTCGGAGCAAACGCTCGACCCCACCTGCCGGTGAGCACCGTCTTGACGAGATATAATTATCGCGCCGCCTCCGTGTCAAATATTTGCATTAGTTCGTCATTGAAGTCAGAACCGATGCTCGACCACACGGCTTCAACTCTCGACACGCGCTGTCTCAATTGTCGCAACGCTCTTTCACTCGCCGCGCCGCGCTCTGCCAACACGCGCAGATAATTGACATTCGATATTTTGGGGAAATGCGCGATCGCGCCCACACTGCCAAGCGCCCACACCGGATGATATGTCGACCGCGCCGCAAGACACGTTTCGATGCCCTCCCCGATCGTGAGCACGCGATGCACCGGTTTCGGATCGAGCTTCACCGCTGATCCACCCACTGTGCCCAGCATCTTGCGTTCCGTCTTCGGCCAGAGAGCGGCGCGATCCAATCGGATACGATGAATGCCGGTCAATTCGTTATCCTTTATCGAACGAAATGCCGCCACCAGCGCTGGCACGACGCCCCCTTCCCACGCGCAACGCGGATGATACCGCAACGCCCCCAACGCGACGTCCGCCGTCAATTCGATGCCACGCGAATTGAGATAGCGTTCGGCCAACGTGTCGCGCGGATCGGTCGCCTGTTCCCATATCTCGAAAGCAAGCAAGTCACGATCCGATGTTCGTTTGACGTTCGGCTGTTTGGGTTTCTGCCGTTGCGTTGTTTGCTTCGGATCAAGCCCAAGTCGCCCATAGACGTAATCGCGACACGCACGCCAATCGTCGTTAGCGTGAGAATAAATCTTTAGCCCGTCGATCGTCGGACGCACCGCGAGAGAACGATCCGCCCGCCCATGCCCCGGACCAGGGCAGACGACTTGTCCGCCGCTGATCTTTCCTCCCAAGGCTGCCTGTATGCTGCGCAGATCGATCATAACTGCTGCTGCGGTCGAAAAGATCGACGCGATTTGCGCCATTCGAGGAACGTGTTCCCCTTATGTTGCGACAGACACAATTCATATTCGCCGAGGCAACATTCGCACCATAATTCGATTGCCACTCCGTGACGTCGAGATGATGGATTAGATGATGCCTCGCTGGGGACGATCGCGTGCGACGCTATGCCACCAATATCGACATTGGTTTCGAGCGTGCGTTTTGCATCCTCCGATCTGTTGTACGTCGTGACCGCCGCGTGATGCAGATTGCCGTTGTAGCCGCATTTCGGGCATTCCAAACACGCGAAACCATCCCCGACGGGAGCGATTCTCGGCAACGTTCTGAATTGCAGAACACGTTCTAATTTCCTGATTTCAGCCATTGATCGATGCTCCATTGTTGCCGATGCTCATGCGCTGACATCTCGCGATAATTCTTGTCGCATTCGCTGTGACGATAGGTGACCACCGTCATGTTGCCGAGAAGACAAGCGACGTTGGCATTCGGCTTGCCGCATATCTCGCAAATCTCCTTCCCGGTCATTGAAATTCCTCCACGTCTTCCTCGGTCAACAGCGTGCCAGGAATGAATTGCGGTTTGATCTTCGTGTCATCGATCTCGCTCTCGATCGGATTGTCACCGCCTTTGCCGTTCATGTAGCCGTAGCCGAAGCCGTCGGCGCGCGCCTTCGCCTTTCGAATGTTGCGACTCTTCATCCACGCGGCGAGGTCCATGCTCGGGGCGTCGAAATACGGCCGCCAGTCCATCGAATGTCGTTGCGGCCATACGCCATAGATTTCGCGGTATCGATGCGCGGCATAGCCATCCTTCTTGCCGTATTTCCGACTGTGCCAAAGCAATTGCGCGTAGACGCGCGCCTTATCCCTCGGTTCCTTGCCGAGCTTGCGCGCGATCGCCGCCTCCTTAATCTCGTCGGGGTCCACCTCCTGCAATGTGCCTGGCATCACGTAGACCGGCCGCCCATGATGTTCGGTCTTGTGCCCGCAGTTCGGGCACAACGCGAGCCGCGGCGGCTTGATGTATTTGCATTTCGGGCACGTCTTCGGGAGTTCTATCGGCACCTCAGCGTTGATCCGCGGTCGGCCGTTGTCGAGTTCGTCGTGATGGATTTGCGTCACGAGGCCCAAACGCGTCGTCGTCTCGCTGTGATCGAGCACGATCAGATTCGTCTTGCCGGGTGCCGTGCGCAGACCGCGACCAACGTTCTGCACCCATCGCATTTCAGAACGTGTCGGCCGACAATATGAAATGCACGACACTTCCGGCCAATCGCAGCCCAACCCAAGCACATCCACGTTCGCCACGACCTTGATCTCGCCGGACAGCATCTTCTCGCGCGTCTCCTTGCGCATCAACGATGGCGTCTTGCAATCCACGAACGCTGCGGGCACCCCGTTGGCATTGAATTCCTGCGACAAGCGCTCGGCGTGCGCGCGATCGACGGCGAAACAGATGGTCGGACGACCCTCTGCCTTCTCGATCCATGTCTGCACGATGTCAGCGACGAGCTTCTTGTCGCCCATCACTTGAATGAGGTCTTCCTCGACGTAATCACCATCAGCACCAGCGCGCTTTCGCACCCGGGAAAGATCGGGGTTGATCGTACCGGCAAAGACTTTGATCGGCACAAGCGTACCCTGCTTGATCATATTGCCGATGCTGTTGCCCACGACGAGCTTGGTGAAATACGCGCCAAGCCCACAACGCCACGGCGTAGCCGACATGCCGATGATCGGCACTCGTCTGTCGCGCTCACCGGCAACCCACGTTCCCATGAATTGCCACCAGCAATGCACTTCGTCGATCAGCACGAGGTCCATGCTCGGAATCTCGCGCTGTTGCAGCGTCGCGACGCTCGCGATCTGCACCGGCTTGCTGTAATCCGTCATCCGATTGTTGGATTGAATGACCCCGATCAACTCCTCGGGAACGCCGTGCTCGATAAGTCGAGCGATGGTCTGATCGATCAGCCCGATCAGCGGCACCGTGATCATCGAACGCTTGTTTTTCGTCAACGCCCGTTTGATCACGTCCGCCGCGAGCACCGTCTTTCCCCAGCCCGTCGGGCTTTGCAGACAGATACGACGCTCGCCATTACCAACCGCTTCACGCAGTTCCGCAATCGCCTCCGATTGATCGTCTCGTAATGTTTTCGCCAACATTGTCAGTCTCCATGGTTAAGTCTCAGCGTGGGTATCTCGCGCGCATCTCCTGCATGACTCGTTTCGTATGCTCGATGCCGTCGAGACGGCGATCGACCTCAGCGTTTACCGATTCATTTGTGTTGAAAAATTTGTCGTTGGCGATCTCGCGAACATCTCGTTCGATCGCCTGCCGCAGCCATCGACCAGCAGGATCGAATTTCATGTGCTGTGTTTCAGAACGACAATTGACGATCTCCGTGATCGCTTTCGGCTTGAGATTCTGCTCGCACATGAAGCAGATCGCTCGACCATCATTGTCATCGCTGACGGAATGTGTTCTTCGCAAAAGTCCTCCTGTAGACCACATTCGACAGACCGTATCCTCACCATCCCATAGATGAGCTTTATGTTTCCTCTTTCGTTTGTTGATCAGATATTTTCCTGTCCACATTTTCTAATCTCCTCTACCTTTCTTCTCTTAGGTCAGGTCAAGGGTTCGACTGCGGTTCGAGGATGCCGCACCCCCCTTACCCCCCACAGTCAAAGACCATGGACAGGGCAGGGGAGAACGGCTCTCAGTCTGGTCAATGGGACAGACTTGGGACTGAGTTGCCGCGAGCAGGTTTTTTTCCGTCCCCGCCCTGGTTCCGCTGCGTTTCCGCAGGTTCGCCTACACCCGACGCCGCGCGGAAAAGCCCCACGCGTTGGCACGCGAAATCTCGCCCACGCGCATCGCTGCGCGCGAGAGTTGCTGTTTTATTCAATTGGTGCTAAGTGCTTGGGCACTCGGCAGCCTCCGACTGTACGAGTCACACCCGATGCGCCGTCACACGCGATCGGAACCATTAGCGGGCCCTCGGTCGAACTCCGGGGGCCCGTTCTCTTTTCTGCGAATCAGAATCGAGCGACGCGCATTGACGCGCCTTTTTTGCCCGGTGTCAAACATGCCAAATGCGTTCGACAAAAGCGGGCTCGTCCGGCAGCAATTGGCCGGTAGTCACTCAGGACAGTAGCCTGCGAAATTCTAGGTGCCTGTTGAGATCAGGCGGCGCGCTGTGCGGGTCCGCGATGCGGACGAG